CCAATCCGTTGGTTGCTTCGGTCAAACCCGATCGAGCCGACAACTGGCGCGACTCTAAATCAAGCAACTGATTTGAAAGTTCCAATTTGCCCTGGCGGTTTTCTAATCCCGATTTTTGAGCCTGTAACCTGTCTTCGATCGCCTGTTTCTGTTTCTCGATCGCTTCTTTCTGGCGCTCCAGTTCGCGAGTTTGCACCAGATTTTCCATTGTGGTCTGGCGTTCGATCGCAAGCTTTTGATCCTCCGTTGACTGTACCTGTTTGCTAACCGCTGCCTGTTGGGTGATTTGACCAAGGGCTTGCTGTCTGAAGCCAACCGTCGCCCGCAAAGATTCCATTTCGGCTGCGGATGTGGTTTTAGTAACTTGCGCTTTCGCTAGATTGGCTTGCGCTTCTGTGACTGCAATTTGTGCTGAGAGTTTTTGGCGTTCAAGTTCGATCGCTGCTTGCTGGCGGGACAACCCAATTCCGACAACCTGAGCTTGCTGCTGGGCAACCAACGCAGCTTTCTGCTGTTGGTAAATTTGCTCTTTAATTTGCTCCTTAGCCGATTCGTTCCCGGTGAGTTCGGCGCGCTGTAGGGCAAAATCTAGTTGCTGTTTTTGCAATGCTGCCTGTGACTGTTGGAGGTCGGTGACACCCTTCTGTTTGTCAATCTCACCGCCGATGTTTTGTCCCTTGAATTCGAGACTTTGGGATTGCCCCTCCATTGCGGTGCGAGATCGAATCAACCCATCCTCAATTGCTTTAGTTCGCTTCTCGATCGCCAATTTCTGCATCTCTAGTTGGCGTTGCTGCTCTAGTCCTTCCCTGGCTATCTGCTGCTCTAGAGTAAGGTGCTGACTGGTTAGCTGGTTGATTTTGTTCTGGTTCGCTTCTTCCGTCGAGATGTAGTCAACCGATTTCTGCCTTAGGGCGATAACGGCTTGCAAACTATCAATCTCAGAGTCTGACGCATTTTTAGCCTGTGCTGACTCTAGATTTGCTTGCGCCTCTATTAGTGCAATTTCGCCTTGGATGCGCTTACGCTCAAGCTCGATCGCTGCTTGCTGGTTGGATAGTTGGAGGCTAGTTTTTTGCGCTTGGTGTTGGGCAATTAAGGAAGCTTGCTGCTGCTGGTAAATTTGTTGCTTAAGTTGCTCTTTAGTCGATTCCTGTCCGGTTAGCTCTGCGGTCTGCAAGCTGAATTCTAGGCGTTGTTTTTGTAAGTTAGATTGAGATTGGGAGATATCAGCTAGTAGTTTCTGTTTACCAATTTCTGCGCCAATATCCTGCCCTTTGAACTCTAGTTTTTGTGATTGCGCCTCTGACAGTGACTTTGCTAAAGTTAGTCCTTCGTCAATAGCTCTAGTTCGCCTCTCAATCGCTTCTTTCTGTAGTTCGATTTGTCGCTGCTGCTCTAACCCTTCTTGTGCCAATTGTTGCTCAATAGTGAGATGCTGGCTAGTTAGCTGATTAACTTTATTCTGATTCGCTTCCTCAGTTGAGATATAATCAATCGATTTTTGGCGCAGAGCAATAACTGATTGCAGTCCAGCCAATTCAGATTCTGAAGCGTTTTTAGATTGCGCCAATTCTAGATTAGCTTCTGCTTCTAATAGAGCAATCTCACCTTGAATCTGTTTTCGTTTTAACTCAATAGCAGCCTGTTGACTGGATAATTCTAAATTAGCTTTTTGTGCTTGATGTTGAGCGACTAAAGATACTTGCTGTTGCTGATAGATTTGTCCTTTAATCTGCTCTTTTGTTGATTCATTTCCTGATAGTTCAGCAGCTTGCAAACTGAATTCTAAGCGTTGTTTCTGTAAGTTAGATTGAGACTGTGAAATATCAGCAAGTAGTTTTTGCTTGTTGAGTTCAGCTCCGACATCTTGCCCTTTAAAGTCAAGCCCTTGGAGTTGAGATTCAGAGAGTGAACGGGCGCGGTTAATTCCCTCCTCAATAGCTTTAGTCTTTTTCTCGATCGCCTGTCGCTGGAGGTCTATTTGACGCTGCTGTTCTAAGCCCTCTTTTGCAGTCTGCTGTTGGATTGTCAACTGCTGTCCAGCCAAGCTGTTGAGCTTTTGTTGATTGGTTTTCTCTGTAGCAACTTGTGCCACTATTTGCTGCTTCAGTGCGATCGACTGTTGTAGCGCTGTGATTTCTCCAGCGGACGCCCCTTGAGCTTGGGCAACTTGCAGCGCTGATTGAGCCTCAAGCACTGCAATCTCTGACTGCACCCGCTTACGCTCAAGTTCGATCGCTGCTTGCTGCTGACTGATAACTAGCTCTTGGCGTTTTGCCTGCTGTTGCTGGGTTAGTGAGGCTAGCTGTTGCTGGTAAATTTGGTTTTTAACTTGCTCTTGCTGCGACTGATTGCCGTTGAGTTCTGCTAATTGGAGAGCGAAGCCTAATCGCTGCTTGTCTAATTCCGATCGAGCGTCACTAACTCCTGATTGAGCGGTTGCCAGTTTTCCCTGCTGGTCACTGGTGAACGATTTAGCGTCTAGTCCCGCAAGCATTTGCTCAGAATTAACTTTTGACTGCTCCTTAATTTTCTTAACTTGTGCTGAGATCCTTTCTTCAGATCGTTTTAATTCAGCTTCAGCCAGTTGTCCTTGAGTTTTGGCAATTGTGACCGCTGATTCTCGAACCCCTTTGCGAGCTTCTTCTTCGGAAATCACCCCCCACTGTCGCAACTGAAACAACTTCTGTTGTTTCTCTGTTTCATCGGCGATCGATGCTTGTAGGTCGGTGGCTTCGATCGCGGCAATTTTAGCTGCTGCTTCTTCGGCCGAAACAGTGCGGGCAGCTTGCGCTTTTTTGATTGCTGTTATTTGATTTTGACTAGACAACTGCTGCTTAGCCGTTACAGCGTCTTCGCGCTCTTTGACATTTCCCAGAATTTCTTGATTGAGATTCTGTCGCGCTTGCTGTTCTAATTTAGCGGCGTCAATCCTGGCTTTTACTTGGTCTAATTCTAGACGCTTAATTTCTTCAGAAATTTTAGCTGCATCTTCTGGCGTCGCTCCAACGCTTGCAGCCTTCAAGTCTTTGAGTTGACTAGCGTTTGATCGAGTGCGTTCAGTAACACCAACTTTGTCTAAACCTAGCTTAAGTTCTTCGCCCCGCTTTTGGTCAATACCTCCACGCCCGGTTCCTTTTGCTACTCGTTCTTCGATCGACGCAGCAGATTTTTGGGTTGCCATCTCTGAAGCGTATGCTAACTCTTTATATTTTTTAGTTAATTCTTCTAGGGTTAAAATATGTACTTTAGTTGTAGCTGTTTCTGATTCTAATGCTACAATTTTACCCCGCAGAATCCGAATTTGTTGCTCTGTTAATTTGATGTTTGTTTGAATAAATGCTTTTTGCTCATCATTAACAGGCTGTTGAGCTTTTAACGCTTCTAGCGTTTTATTTAAAGTATCTACTTGCCGACTAGCTTCAGCCTTAAAATCAGCTATACCCTGCGCTCCTAACCTTTGTTTGTCGGCAGCGTCTAAAGTTTCCACACCGTATTTTTGCATAACTCCAACGCCTAGCTCTAACTGAGTGTTGACAGCTTTAGAAACTTCCTCAGTGGCAAACATTGCGCGTTGTGCAGCTAGTTGCGAACTTGTAATTACCGAAAAATCTTTGCCGTAAGTATCAGTGGGAGATCCGCCTGTTACTGTAGACAATGCTTGCTGAGTAGCTTCGATTGGCCCTTTTTTCTGTACACTTTCCCAAAACTGTTGAAAGGCATTTCCAGAATCGTTCGCTTTTGCCTGCAACCCAGTCAACTCTTTAGTCAGCTTATTGATGTTATCCGCAGTCTCCTTGATGCCATTAGCTTCTTTGACTCCCGATGAAAACGAATTCCATGCTTGTGATACTGCCCAAGCCGCAGCAGTAAGAAGCGCAAATCTAGCAGCTAATGTTGCCATTGTGCCGACAAAACCCAGGGTCGCAGCAGAAGCTCTACCAACTGCAATAGCATAAATATTTTTGGCTTGAGCCGCTATCAGCGAGATTGTTGTACTGAGTGACTGTTGAGTGTTTGCAGTAGCTTGCTGTCTTATAAATAATCCTAAGATAAAAGTTTTAGCAGCAATAGATGCACTAACTATTTTGTTTATACCAGCTTGAGTTAGTGTGACAGCATTCTGAGCTAAGTCTACATAAGTTTGCGCTCTAGTTAAAGCTATTGCCGTATTAGTTACCGTATTTTTGATGCCCGTAACAGCAGCACTTGCTAGTTGAGATATTGAAAATAATTTAATGTTTGTTGTACCAATCAAGAGGTGTTTAGCATAATCACCTAAGATTGCAATAGAAGCTTTAGTGGTATTAAAATATTCTCTAGCGTTAGCAGCCCCAAATGCTTGGCTTGCGTTTAAAATAGTTTGCTTAACTTCTGCTGCACTTATTTGACCCGTGAGAGCCCCTAGTGCGAAAGAGTAAGCTTGTGTAACTTTAGCTGTAATCTCTGTCCATTGTGCTGCAATAGCCTGCTTTGCCTGTAAAGCTGTAAGCTTGCCTGAGAAAATATCACCAGCAACACCTGCTGCAACTTGAGCTGCTGCCCACAGCTTAGTCCAAGTCACCAAAAGTCTTGTACCTTGAAACACCACCAACACCAACGGCCCTACAACACTAAGCGATAGCGCAGTTAATTGCAGCGCCGGAGGAAGCTTTAAAAACCCTTCTGTCAAAGAGGCAACTGGTTGCAAAAAGGCACTTAAAATTGGACTTAAAAACTGACCAACAGTAATAGAGACAGCCCGAGCGCCATCAGTTAATTTGTCTAGTGTTCCTGCTAGCGAAGTCATTTGACTGTCGCTAACTTTCTGGCTAATCCCGCCAGCATCATTGATTGATTTTTTTAACTCATTAATAGCAGACGAAGACTGGTTAAACACAGATAACATTTCGTTACTACTTTGTGACCCAAATATTTGAGCAATCAAAGGTGCAACTTGACTTTGTTTTCCTGAGCTATTAAACTCAGCAATTCGACTTTGAAAACTTTGAATAATTGACTCAATACTGTTTACATTTCCGCTAGCATCAACTATATCTGATTTAGATAAACCAAGAGCGCTGAGCGCTGATACTCCTTTTGATTTATTGTTTTTATTGTAATCTCCAGCGATTCCTTGTAGCGATGTAATTGCTGCCTCTAAAGTACCACTCGCATTAGCTCCGCTAATTCCAGCAGCGCCCATTGCACCAATTAATAATGCAGTATCTTTAAAAGTCAATCCCGCCGATTTAGCTGTACCACTAGCACTGACAATACTTGTAGCTAATTGATTCGTTGCAACGCCTGTTTGTGTACTAACCGCAGTTAATACGTCGGCAGCTTCAGGAACAGTTAACCCGGTAAAAGCAGTTGTCAAATCTAAAGTTGTTCGACTAAGTGCCATCATATCTTCATTGGTTGCACTCGCCGCATATCCTAAACTTTTTATAGCGGCGGGAATTGCTTCTACTTCTATCCCGGCACGTTTTAATGCAGATGCACTATTTGCAACCTGATCTATATTTTGCTTTGTATTTGTTCCAACACTAAATATAGCTCTATTTACATTGTCTATTTGTTTAGAAGTTGCGCCACTTGTCTCACTTAGTGCGCGTAAATTATCTGTAAGAATTTGATATTGTACTGCTTCTTCTACCCCCTGCTGATTTTGAAACATATCAACAACAGTGGGGCCTGGCGATAGTTGCCCAGGCAACAAGAAACTACCGCCACCGATTAAGCTTGCAGCACTTGCCGCAAGCCCTGTGGTTAGCATATTTACTTGCCCAGTAAGCATCGTCACTTCAGTGCTAAGTAAATTCAAATAAGCAATAAAGCCTTGCGCCGCTCTCCCAAATTTAATGGGAGTTATCATAGTATTTAATGTTTGACCTAAAAGCGATGCTTTAGGAACTAACTCTTTAAGAATGCCTCCTAAAACAACTAAATCTGTATATCTAACTGGATTGGCTAATGCAGTTGCAAAAAGACTTTGGTAAGTCGTCATTAACGCATTGACCGTCATTATGTTTGGGATTAAACCAGTGACAAACACTTGATTAACAAGCGCAGATTGATTAAGTAAGAACGCCATTGCTTGAGGCGCGGCAGCTAGTCCACCTGTTAAAATTGTGGAAAAAGCTAGTTTTCCCGAAAATCCAAGATTAGTAAACCCCGTGATAGCAGAAGAGATTACAGACTGAATTGCTCCAGCCTGTCGCATGAATACGACTGTTTGAAGTATCCCTTGGTTAATTGGGTTAAGGAAAGGTAATGGGAAATAATTGGCGGCAAAAAAGTTAGCAACAGCAGCCATTTTTGTAGAGAGCTGCGTCATGCCAAACACTGATTGTGCTATTTGACTGGCAAAAATAGAAGCTGGAACAGCTAAGTTGACAAATTGTTTTGCAGCAATCGCAACTTGGGCAACTCTTTGACTTGCTGTACCGCCTGCTAGTCCCACACCTTGAAGTGCTCGCGTAGCTACTCCGACTTGCTGCTGAAATCCGCCTAAACCCAAACTGACTGGAATACTGACGCCACCGTACATAATTAAACCTGCCAGTTAGATAATCGGGTTGTGAGTTTTCTTCGAGCAACTAGCCCAACTCGACGCATCGCGATCGGTACAAAAGCTAGTTCAGCGTTTAAGTTTGCGGTATACTGCACCACTGGATCAAACTTTTGCAAGCCCAAGGATGTCCAAGGTCTGCCGGGTTGTTGCGCGCCATTTCGCAATGTATAGCCATCGTGAACATAAGGCGCGTATTCTACAGGCCACTCAAAAACAACAGAACCCGGAGATGGGAAAGCGACAGTTTGTGATTCTTTCAACGCACCCGTGTCAATGATGTCACTTTGTGGAAATTCAGGAAAAGCCCCAACCTCACTAATGACTTCTTGAAAAGTATTACCTAAATCTTTCATTGTGCGCTCAAAAGCACGTAAAGCGGCCCCGCGTAAAGCAGTACCATTAAAATTAACAGAAACTTTACCGGGTATTGGCATTTTTCATTTCCTCAATAACTTCTTGAAAAGTTTCTCCCAGTTCGAGCGTTATAGTTTGAAAAGCTCGGAGCGCAGCACCCTTAATTGCACTGCCGTTAAACGTTATTTTTGGTTTCATTATAGTTTTTTAGCTGTTTTCAATTGGTGGTATCATCTCTGGATTTTCGACGGGTTCAGAAATTTCTGACAACGCAGGAATTTGTGATGGTGGGGGGATTTCTGGTTGAGCTGTCAACTGTTCATAACGTTTTTCCCCTATAGTTTGTTGAATTAATTCCATTGCAGCTTTCAACTCTGGATTATTTTTGCAAGTAAAACGCAAAGGCTTTGCAGTATCAAGGTACGGTTCTCCAACTACTTTGCCGTTAGGCAAAACCGTAAAGATTTTAAAAAAAACTTCAAGTTCCATTTTTTCAACATCTTCTTCAGCTTGCGCTAAGTTTATTTGTAGTCTGTCGGCGACATGAAGACTTGTAACGTCATCTTCTGAAATTGGAACTCCCATAGCTTTTTGTTAATTAATTTATTCGTTTGCCATACCAATATGTAGCTCCTAGTGTAGCATCTCCGTAAACATTTTGAACAGAGCCTATATAGCAGTACATTTCTAAATAATCTGTTGCTACGAGATTAATTTCTTGGATAGTGATAGGTATTCCAAAAAAGCCAGCAGAAGGAGTAATATCCATAACCCTTACTCCTCCCGATTCAGAACCATTTTTATAAACAGACAATATAATTCTTGAAGCTGCTGCTAAGCTAAACGTTATAAAAATAAACAAACTCCAAACTTCGGTAGTATTAGCAACTAATCTTGAACTCGCAGCAGTATACTGATTGTTTGTATCAGTAACCTCAGAAGCTAAAGCAATTTTAGTGAAAGTAGTAGCAGGTATAGATTGAGAGACATTTGTAGCAGCTTTAAAAGTATAATTAATATCTTGCTTTATGGTTCCGCCTACTGATAAATTTTTAACAACAGCAAGTCCTCCTAAGTATTTAACACTTCCAGTAGTAGTGCTGGTAGATTCAGTAGTATCTGTGTAAGTTTTAACCCCAGCAATATTTTGATTCGTGGTTAAATCTACCCAATTTTGAGTGTTGCTATTAGTACCGCCGTTAGCAATAGGAAGGATACCTGTAACGTCCGTAGTTAAACTAGCTTGAGCTAAAAAGGTATTAGTTCCGTTGCTCCTGAGCAATCTGTTGGCTATTTGTGTTCCCACCAAAGCATTAATTGCTCCCTGTTGAGTTGTCGCGCCTGTACCTCCATTTCCAATAGCAAGGGTTCCAGTTATACCAGTAGATAAAGGTAATCCAGTTACATTAGTTAATACTCCAGCACTAGGAGTTCCTAAATTGGGAGTAACCAAAACAGGAGAGTTTAAAGGTGCTTTTGTTGCTAAAGCATTCGTAACTGTCGTTGCAAAATTAGCATCATTGCCTAATGCTGCAGCAAGTTCGCCTAGGGTATCAAGCACAGCAGGCGAAGAGTTTATTAAATTAGAAATAGCGGTGCCGACAAAAGCCGTGCTTGCTGCCTGAGTTGTATTTGTTCCAGCAGTTGCAGTTGGGACGGCGGGGATTCCTGTAAAAGTTGGAGAAGCGAGATTAGCTTTGAGGTTTAGGGCTGTCTGTGTTGCAGTTGAAACAGGCTTATTTGCGTCGCTGGTATTGTTAACATTTCCTAAGTCAATTGTTTGACGCAATAATGTAGTATCAAAAGCATCACTTCCTCCTGAAAGATGGGAGCTAGCATGAGAAAGAGGAGTCCTGGCATCTGAATAAGTCGAGTCTCCTGCGTCTCTAACCTGTCCGCTTGTTGTGCCTATTGATCGAGTCGCAACTGAACCTAAGCCTAAAGTTACTCGTGCTGCATCCTCATCTACATCATTGAGCAGAGTCTTAGCGTAGTTACTAACAGATATAATGGCAGCGCCACCGCCAGCCGTCCGTTCAATCAATCCAGCGGTGTTGAGTGTGGCGATAGCTGCTAAAATTCCGCCAAGCTGGCTTGCATCAAATTGAAGCCGTTGCAAGCACCTGCCCGGACTTCCCGGAGCTATAGAATCTGGTCGCACTACCGAAACTTCATCAGTAGCAAGTACCGAGCCGGGTTCCCATACCCAAATCTCAACATTATTCGTGCTGGAATTCGGAACAACAAACCAAACTCCGCTCGGATCGGACGCGCCAAAATTTATAGCTTTCAAAGCAGTCAAATTAGAAAGAAAATTAGCAGTGGTAAAAGCGCGTCCGTAAGCGTTGGGCATATTTTAATTCTTAAGTTAAATCTAATTTAGATTACAAACTATCTATATTTACCCTCAATCAGAATTTTTGCAGTTTTAAAGTCGATCACCCTCGCGTCAACCTGAAAGTTAAAAGCCAAATTCTCAAATGCTTTCTGAGTTACCGGGCCCCAACTACCATCTGGTGTTCCTGGTTGAAACTGTGGGAACCGAGTAAGGCAAATCTGTACTTGTTTGGTCAACCCTATATCTTTCTTTACATCCCCCAACGATAGCGACAACTTGCGCTCGTAGATATCCTGAAGCCGCAACCCTCCAAGTTCTCCCGGCTTCCAAACGCGCTTGTCTTCACTTTTACCATTAACGAAGTGAATCCAGAGTTGATTTTCTGCGTCGGGCCCGCACAATCGTGACATCATCCGAAAAGAATACTCCAACGCTTCACCCGAAACGCTAGTGTCGTATCCACCTGGATACCATTCACCCCAAGGGTCGTGTACAATCCAACACTGCTTTTCTTCGTCGTAGCCACAAATTACTAAAATATGACCAAAATCAGTAAACCAGCCATGAGTTATACAAATTTTCCCTTGACGCAGCCAAGCTTTGACCTCTTCCCAAGTAGCATAAGCACTAAATCGGAACCTGTATCCGTGCTTCTGCGCCAAAACCTCCAAATCCCCTGGAGAATGCCGAGATAAGCCATTGTCCAAACAGTATTGAGTCAAGTAATCTTCAAGCTGAGTACCGTCAGGACGAATCAATGGTTCCCCGTGATTACCCATACCCATTGCAATAGAAGTGGTGTTGCACGTTCCTGAGCGATATAACCGATTATTTTGTTGAGATAGGTATCGGGTTGGAACAAATACTCTTGCCATTGTGTTGTATTCTCAAATTACGTTGCACGAATCGCTGGAATTGTAATAATTGTCGCGTTGTGATCGATACGGAAAGTTTAAAAGTTCTTTCATTAGTTTTATTCCAAATAAGGCGCAGCATCTTCCATCCGCATCACGGATTTTCGCCCTTCAATAGCCGTTTTTTGCGCGTCTAAAACTCTTTCGAGCTGGAGTTCTTTCATAAAAAACTCGTACAGTTTTTTGACAAGTGATATGGGTACCGGATCGCCATCTTTGTCCAACAAAACACTGTCATCAGTCACAGTTTTTGCAAGTTTGTAACGGTGGCGGAGGCAAAGTATTACTATGTCAACCTCCATTCCTAAAGCCTGTGTGGGGTCTTTTTCCATGCGGTACAGCAATTGCATGACCTTGTTGTACTCAACGCAGTCAGCAGCGCCTTTGCTTGGCACAATTACTACGTTGCCCAAGCCATCGTCAATTTCAACCTGTTTTTTTTCAGCAGTAGAAACAAAGTTTAACACTGTAGTGTTTTCAGTTTTCGCTACTTGAAGTTCTGCTATTTCACTCACAATCTTGGAATTCCTTGTCATATTGTTACCTTGCTAAATTTATCGTTTCGATATCAATCGCGCTAGCTACCCAGTGTGGTATTTTCCCGTCTTTTAACAACTTAAGGAAAGTCTGAGCAAACTCTTTAGAGTATTTTTTCTTAGCAATCTCACTCTCTATTGCCTGTGCGTATGGATTGATCGAGTTAAGTTCACGCTCGGGGCGTTTAACTCCTTTGCTAGAAAGGATGTACAACATCGCTCTACTGATTGGAGTTGCTATTAGGTTGCCTAATTCAATCTCTCTTTTGCCGATCGCCTCTAAAGCTTGTTCAATAATTACTAGAGGTTGGTCTGCAAAATTATCAGAATTAAATCGATCGTCCGATGGATAATTTAACCGCAATTTCCAGTAAATACTCTCCCAGTCAATTAGTTGAGGTTTCGAGTCAGTGGCTTTCCCATCGGCTCATCTTCCGCAAAGTCTTTAAGGATTTCAAACCCTTCAAGCCAAGGCCCTTTCTTTGCGAACACGACCCAGCGCTTTTCTAATTCAAGGTCAGGGCGTCCGGCGACAATGCCTTTATACTGGCGGGCTGTTTCGATCGCCATTTCCTTAGCTACCTCTCCAGTCAGTTCGAGTAAAACCTCTTTGGGTATCCACCGAGTGCGCTCACCTAATACAAATTCGTACAAGCAATCAATCATTGGCATTGTTGTGGCTTGCTCGGCAACTTGATCGGTTGTCAAATCAGGCAGTTTAAACCTAGAACGAAGCAAAATGGTAATTTCTGATAATCGTGCATCAACTCTACTAACACCATCTTTAAGTCCCATATAGTATTGACTTATGGCATTTTCCTCGTTATAGGTCAGACATCCGTATTTCGGAATTTCGATCGAGTTACCAAAGCCGTCCTCAATCAGCGCCGTATTTTCTCCCTGCTGCGTGGCAGTAGTCTTAAATGGCAGCATCGACAATTCTCTCCATAGTGTAATCCCATAGTATGTGAGCACCAACAGGCAAGCGAACTGGATACCGCTTACCTGTTTCTACGTCTAGTAACTTTGCTTCAGACTCTTGATTTCCGCTGATTGCCAACATTTCACAATGGATTGTGTAATCGTGAATGTTGCAACAGCAAGCAAAAACACCCTTAGTTTGAAGAGATGCAACTTTAGTCATTTCTCAAGTTACGCTGCGTTAGGGATTCCAACTACTCGGAAGTCACTAATTGGTGCGCCCGTAATATCGACTGATAAGTCGCCCATTCTAAATCCGTCAGCAGCCGCCGATGTCGTGTTGTCCGTGACGTAACCCTTAGCAATAAATGGGGCTTCTTTAATAGTCCCCAAGTCTTGATCGGGCGCTTCGTGTTGAATGGCAAACCACAACGCGACTTTCTCTTCTGCTGAAAAGAACGCCGTCCAATAACCGCCGTTTTTCAGCATATAAGGGCCGGGCAGACTCAGTGATCGACTGCTGGTAGTTGTCGTAATTAGTTTGTTACCACCCGTGTTAAATGTTTGGGTGTCAGTGGTGTCAACCGTTCGACTAATTTCAGCATCAGTCCGATCAAGCAATTCAGGCGGCCACATCGCCGTTGCACCTGATGGAATAGTTTCTGCTAACGCCCGAACAGTTAGCGCTCCGCCTGTACTGTTAGCCGTTACCTCAGCAAGATACGCTAGCTCGTCAGCGTCAACAAAGAGCAGAACGTTACCTTTTTCGATCGCCGTAGCCGGAGCGCCCGTTACGGTCATCGTTGTTCCGCCTTCTGTCGCCGCTGCTGTCAGTGTCAGGGTGGCAGGCGCAAATGGCAGCACAGGTTTGGTTTTCTGTCTCCAGCAGTAGACTGAAGTTTTCCAGCCTTTTTGTAACTCCCGGTTTTGATAGCTAGTTCCCATGTTTCCTCCTGTTTATGATAGTTTTAGATATTGTCAGATTTCTAGTTTCTATATTACCAATATTGGGATTGGGAACAATTCTTAACCCGACATTTACTGAATAATCGAGGTGCATTAATAACTGGACTAATGGCTCAATTATTTTTAACGTTGTGTCTTGGCTATCCCATTGCTTGAGAGTTATCTTGTGTGATTGAACCCAACCCATTCCTTGATTAAGCATTGGCGTCGCTGTTAACTCTTCTGATGGAATAATTACAATTTCTAACCCCTGCGTTTGTGTCCCTGTTGGTGGAAAGTTTGGTTTGGCTACTGCAACAGCTTTTAAACTTTGACCAGTCGGGAACAGATATGTCCCCAATCCTGTCAGCGTTTCTATTGCCGTCTTAAGTGCAATAATTTCGTCATTTAAGCTTGAAACGTTGCCCATCCTTCCACAATTGCTCCTGTCTGTTCTTCAGTATTAAACCCTCTAGGAAACTGAGATAAAACCTGAAGTTTCCCTCTTTTTCCATAAAACTCAACTTCACATTCACTTGGTCGAATATTTTTTGGCCATTGCATAGGGTTTACCAAATAACCTTTTAGATAAGTTCTTATAGAGTTTGTACCTTGCTTGTTATCCGGTTTAGAAACCACAGGTTGATTATTGGTGCCACGACATTCTTTAAGAAAAACTTCAATTTCAACAATTTTATTTTTTGGTTGAGTTTGACCCCATTCGTCTTTTTCAATTTCACCTGTATCAACTGAAACGAATATTTTATTACCGTCAGTGTACTCAGCAAGTTCAGAAACCATATCAAATCACCGTATAATCTTCTTCAATACTAAATCCTCCTTTGATTGTTTTTCGCATTGGCGTGGCGGTTCCAACTGTCGTACCAACCGTAAAATCTTGATCGTAACTAAATTCAATATCGGCAACGTATTTTTGACCTGGTTCATCGGCAGCATTCTCTCCTGACTGTATCAAAACTATGGCTGCTTTTTTTTCGCTGGAATTTAACGTGCTGAGAGTAACGCCACTGCCGACAGTCCGAGCATAAATAGGCGGACTAATGGAACCATCAGGCAACACTTTGCAGACAGAAGCTTTAACGGTCAACCCGGTTAAGTTAGCACCAGCGATCGGCCCCACAACAACCACGCTATCCGATCGAACAAAAACAGGCTGCTCAACTCCATCGAATTTCATATTGTTACTTTCGTAACGCATATCTATGTAAAGCGAGTTTGCCATAATTACTATCCGTTAAAAGTTAAAAAACCGCGTTCGATCGGATAATTGATTCTAGAGTTGCCGATTTCAAATTCGTACTCAGTTTCAAACTCGCGAGCAAATTGGGCAAACAAAGTTTCTGTTCGATCGATAAAAATGTAACCGATGTAACTCGTCAAACCTCCGGGCTGCACAGTTTCCAAGTCAACCTCTAAACCGCCGGGGGCGATATTTTCGAGCTTGTCAATCAGTTCTAAGCCTTGCAAGTTAAACAACTTAAACCTTGCTTTAAGGTTTGATAGCTTGCGCCCTAGTAATTCAAACCTAATTTGCAAGGATTGGCCTTTTTGCAATGGCTGACCTTGTAACGGTTTTCCATTGAGCCAAAGCTTACCTCCTGGAGCGATGACCGCAGGCATTGAAGCAATTTTGTCGCAAACGGTTTGAGTTGATTGCAGCCCGATCGCGTCAACAACCCGCTCTCTAATTGCAGTAGCGGAACCAGTAACAGCAGTGCTTGTAGTCATACCAAGCACATTTCTATCTCGACCTAGTGACAATGCGATCGCGTTAGTCACTACAAATCCACTAGCAACTGCATGACGATTTCGGACTATTAGCACCTCGTCTGCTTCTGTAAGTGTTGTGGCTGTTGCCGTCGCTGTTGCGAATTGGGTAGGCATTACGCAGCATCCAGCCCGATCGTGATTTTAGTCAACGTAAATGGATCACCAGCATCTACTGTCTTTAGCGGAGCATCAAAAACACCACCGACTTGAAAGTTTCCAGCAGTGGGCGCATCATGCAAACCCCAGTGAGTTCGCAACCCTTGGGCGACTGTCGCAGGAGCAAACGAAAAAGGAATAATAGTTGAAATTTTGCCACTTGTCGCCGCGCCAAATGCTGTCCCGTTAATAGCTACGGGTTGGCGACTGTATGCGCTGTCTGTCGGTTCTGTACCTCCGATCGTTGGTGAAACCATGGGGGCAGGTGCGCTACTGTAATGAGCCACTGAGAGCGTGGGAAACAGGGGTAATGGGATACTGCGGTACAAGTCATTAAGAATTGCATTTTGTAAGTTTAACGACATAAACCCAGAATCAAACCTGTGCAATAGCCCACCCGCCAGCACAATCAGAGAATCATTAACTTCAATTAATTCTCCATCGTCCGGGATGAAATAAGCAAAGCAACTGCCACCGCTAGCGCTGTCAAAAACTCCGAGAGCAATGATGTTGCCGTTCCATCCGGTAGACCTTGGAAAAACCAAGTTTTTAATAGTTGTTGTTGAACCACCAACGGGTGCTTGCCAGTCTTGAGGGGTCATTAAAATCCTGGTTGCACCTGTCGGCTCTGAACCGGGACCCTGTTTTGAGGGCATGGTTAAAAATGGCGCAAGATAGGGTGTACCATTGTTTTTCTGTTGTCCCCGAAACAGATGGTTTAAGTAAATATTTGAACCAGTGTTTGTCAGATGTCCAGTTGCCATTATTTTTTAAACTCCTCAATCATTGGACAACTGGATTCACCTATTCCACAAATCACATTGTTGTAGCCATCGGTTTGCTTTTTATTGCCACATTTAGGGCAAACTTGCAAACCCAACATTTTGAAATAGTCTGACGCATAATCAGCTTTACCTGACGGCGCAGTTACTTTTGAGGCATCACTCGGTTTTTTCACACCCGCCTCCACTTTTGGTTTTAGCGGAGCCGGATCAGGCGTCTCTAATGTCTCTGGAGACAAAGGATTCTCAGGACTAGGAGGAGGTGAAGGCGCGGAACTTGAAGGCATACTATTAGACCTTTGTTGTGGATGATCGGACTTCGTAAACCCTAAGCTGTTCCTCACCACCGACAGCGCGAGCCACCTCGTTCGGCAGTAGAGTGCGATTTGGGTCAACATCCAGACCAGTTGCGTTTGCATGGATTTTCCAAATCAGCGATCGCATCCGTCCAAAGTCGGTATCGTCAGACTCCCGAATTTCCATCGGCATAGATTCAGCCATGCCTAACGCATCAGCGCCGAGGGCAAAACCCGATCGAGTCGTAACAGGATTGCCGCCCAAAGTCTCAGTCTGAACACCGGGAGAACCAGGCAAGCCAGAACTGATATTAGTAGACTCAAAACAATGAAATCCACGAACCCGACCCTTGTAACCGTTAACCTTACCCATGTACTCTTGGCGGGTTTTCAGTTGCAGCATATTGGTCAAGCCTTCAACTTGGGAGTTATCCGCATACTGGGATTTCTCAGCCATGTCGTTTTCTAGAGATGCGAAATGGTCGGGAGTGCCGACAAAGATAAAGCAGCCGTCGTCAAGAGGTGGCACTTTGTCGTTGACCATTCGAGCTCGCAGCGACCCGAAAAAATTCATTGTTAGCTGACCGCCACCACCTGCCGGAACTCCAGCGGCAGTATTAACAACTGTGCCGTTGTTGTTGTAGCTGACGACTGTTGAACTGAGCAAGATTTCAAACAGCAGCAAATCTTCCCACATCCCGTAGTTGTAGCCGATTCGTTCCTGAACCAATCGCTCAATATCAATAATGGTGACAGCATTAACTAATTCGTGAATTCCTAGTGGCTCAACAACGGCATCTTTACCCATACCCCATTCCAAAATCGGAACAGAGATGCCGTTGCCGTTTAGGTTTTGGCGCGTTGGGACGATCGGGATACCAGGAGTCAGCCTCCAATCAGAAGAAGTTACACCGACGTTAAGGTGACGGACGCGGGGAACCAAAACCGTTTGGTTGATGGGAATGCCAGTGTGAATCGCCTTGTTACAAAACTGCCACAAGACAAATCGGGCACTGTGCTCAATCCGCACAACTTGACTGAGATATTCGCGAAGCACGATCGGGAAATTAGCAAAAGTTGTTGGCGCATCCTTCCCGCCCCAGACTTGATTCCGACCTCGCAGCAATCCGTGCTGGCGGGCGATCGCGTCAATACCTTCGCGCAACACCTTACGATGTTCAACAAAAAACTGATCGGTATATCGCGAATTGCGCTGGACATAACTGCCTGTAGACGTGGTAATCAGTCGAGCTTCAGTTGTGCCAGCGTCATTACATCGGCGCTCGAATTCCCGAACCGCATCCTTGGCAGAAATGCCACCTCGGTTAGCCAGCGGAGAGATAAAAGCTTGGGAGGGAAGAGGGGCGCGATCGGTTCCACCCATGTCAACAGGTGGATAGCCGTGTTGGTTTAAAACCCTAGCCCATGTGTCACGCTGTTTGCGCTCGCTCTCAACCTGCTTTTCAAGATCTTCTCTTTCTTTTTTTGCGCGCTCTTCAATAGCGTCTTGTTGTTGTCTTAGTTGAGCAATCTGATCGGCTGCTTGTTGTAATTGAGCTTGGGTTTGATGGGTCTCTCGTCGCACACCACTATCAATCAGTATTTGCAATTGAGACTCCGTAAGAGTCATGCTGCCATCTTCGTTAAAAGTCATTGCTGCCTGAGTCGGAGCAGTGGCAGTTGAAGATTGAGGAGCTGGTGCAGATTGGGAAGGTGCTGGTTCAGTAACAGAGTCAGAGCCAGTCACATTAGACAGAGGTGGCAACTGCTCTGCTGGAACCGCACCGTCCGAGTTAAAGTTGTTTCCAGACTTATTCTTTTTTGTAGCATTAATCCGATTAATCGCGTCGCGTTCATTAACACCTGCGACTGCATCGCTGCCAATTATTTTAGGTTTTGACTTTGTTGGCATTGGTTTACCAGGATACTATGACCAACTTATCAAAGTTTTAATTGTGCTATACTACTGATGGTCAATATATGGGCAAAAGGTTGTTTTATGACCAAAACAGATGGTACAGACTTAACGTTGTTAACGTTAGGCGAAAAAATAAAAATCTTACGTGAAAGAAAGCAACTCCCTCAAAAAACTTTCGCCAAACTTGTTGGCAAATCTCGAAAGACAGTTAGCCGAGTTGAAACGAACGGTCAAGAGTTGAAATATTCCGACCTTTTTATTTGGGCTAAAGCTTTAGATGTTAGCCCAGCCTCATTAATGTTAAGCGCCGTTCCCGGCCGTCACCAATGAAGCTCCCGGCAGATTTGCAATAACTACAGTTGACAATTCTCCTAGGTCATAAAGCCCGTCGCGGATATAGTAAGGCGCAACCAGCGCCGGATCAGCGTCCCATTCTGTCCAACTATCTGGAATGTAGTGTGGGCAATTTTTGAACGAAAAACTGGTGTTACATATTGGGCAGACGTAATCCTTAAACGAGAACCCGCCCAACGATACCGCTCGACCAAGCCCTATTTTAAGCTTATCAACAATCCCAGAATTAGCGGGAAAAGCAACGGTTGCGACGACTTGCACAAACTCTTCATTCTTGACAATTTGGCGGTTTAATTCGCCGTTTTGCAGCGCGTCTACAAGTTCGGCTGGTGGCTTAGACTTTACCAAATTAGCTTCAATAATTACCCCTTGCACATCTTCCACAGATTCCCAGTTGTGGTTCAAGATGTGAGGTAGTCCCATGCGGTCGAGCATAGTTGCCATTTTTGCCAAATCTTTTTCTGCCCACTTACCTTTGCTTCGGTTAATCAAGTTGTCAGCAACGACGAAAGAAATTGCTACCATGCTTTCGTCTGATATCAACGGGAAACCAGACGGCCTAAACTTGTTTAATTTAGCCAGTTGCTGTTTGGTCAAATAAGGCAACGTATCAGGTCTATCGGGTGCAACTTCCGTTACTGCAACTTCAGTTTTTGGTTCTCGCAAATCCGAGTGTAATTTACCCACGAAAACATCATCTTGCCTGTTGGCTAGTTTAATCAAATAACCCGGATTGGTTTTGGTTGTTGCGATATCTATGCCAATTTTAGGAATCAATCCATCTAGAACGACTCGCTCAATAATTCCACTGACCATCCCTACGGAAGAATCCCAGCTAATTTCATCGCCAATTTTAAAGAGAGTTTTCATGTTTTACCAAGGATATACTGTAATAGTTTTATAACCGATCGCATTAGATAATTGCTTGACTAGATATTTGCGGTAACTATGCAAATCACACTTGCGCTCAGGTTTCCACTCAATAACATCTAGTTTGACAATTCCGCTTGATGCTTTCCTAATTTCTTCAGAATTAGAGTCAAGCTGTTGCACTATTTCGTTTACCTGCTGCGCCAACTGCTCGGAGGTTTGCTGGACTGAATCGCAAAGAACATTAATGATAGGCAGCGAAGTTATTGGTAGTTCCAAATATCTTAATATTTTTCCTCTTTCCGCTGTTCCGATCGGCATTATCCCACCTCCAACAGTTGAGAGTCTTTAGACTTAAGCGCCTCCAATCCTGAACGTATATCAGCATCGGTGGCAGTGCTTAACCAGTCAAGATGTTGAAGACTTGGTTTGGGCAGTACATCTAAATCTTCAACTCCTTTCGCGTTAACTTCTTCTGCCTCCAATGGGTTCATCTGTTCCTCAAACGGGTTGACGTATAATTTAGGCCAGATTATTCGATAGATCCACTGGTCTTTACTGTAACCCTGAAGTGCCAGCTCTAGATTGCATAAATGCTTAATTATTGAATAAGTTATCAGCATTCGATCGGCATTAAGACTCCTCGCATAATTCAACATTGGTTGAGTTGCAATATCTTGAGCACCACCCCAACTATATCCCATCAAATATAAGGGAACTTTTGATTTTCTAGCAATAATTAACTGAAACTCTTTAAGTACAGATATTAACCCAGAAAAATCAGGATTAGTATTAGATAATTGTTTTATTTCTGCGCCATTCATTAAATAATAATCAGTAATACTGCCATCTCGCCGGAGCCTTTCCCTATGCGCTTGTTTGTAATCATTAGCATCTTCATCTGTATAATCACAAGGAAAAACGTGCAGCCGAGAATTCACGCCGGTGGCTCTAGCCGCGCTCAATAAATCAGCTTTGACATTTTCTGCTCCTACCCAATCAGGGATGCACTCTTCAAAAAGCGATCGTCCGTAGAGGTGTGGCGGACGCCAGCGGTATCTGGCATGAGCGCAGACGATCGGGTGAAAATCCAAAGCACTGACTTCATTGGTTGAATTCTTGCGCTGTTGAAATCCCAACAGTTCACCTGTCACGGACTCGATACGGAACATCTCAAAAGTTGGTGGGAATAATACCCGTTCAATCTGAGAAGATTTAAGGTTTACTCCGATCGACAAAAACCAATCACCCCACGCCATCAACAATTCCGGTCCCGCGTTCAGTGCCAACCCGCCAATAACTTCTTCCCGCAGTCGCTGCAACACCTTATATACTCCGGGGTCGATCGGCGTCACGTTGTCGTTGAGTGTGGGGGCGATATCCCAACCCTGGTCATCTCCCGTCGGGTTGCTCCAAATCGCATCCCGTCGGAGGTCAAGCGCCAAAGTTATTTCAGATGAAAGCTCAATCATCCGTACAAGTTCGCGGGTATGACCGTTATCGCGCACGATCGGTTCGCGAATTTCAAAATCATATTGACGCCCGTGAATGCTGTCGCTCGCATAACCGTGATATTGCGAGACGGGTTTCGACTGACCGCCAACCAGCGTCCGGCTGTAATTGACAATGCTTTGCCAGATATTTTCTAGAGTTTTGTTTCTGCCGGGAGTTGGGGTTGGCGATCGCATTAGGTTTAATTAAAGTCAGGTTGGATGATTTTCTGCCCATCCAAAAAGCTATAAGCTCCTGAACTGGCGTCAGTCAAGTCGGTAATCTTAGGCTTGGAACTACCATCAAAATGGTAGAGCGCATCTATATATTGCTCGTTCCAGTCACCCCTTAGTATGCGAACTTCGCCCCGAAGCGCGGCGTTAGCAAAGTGACTTGCCCGAACAATCTTACTTTCTCGCGGTCTAATTCCGGCACAGTTGAAACCTTCAAGCAATTCTCTAATCCTAACTTGGTCGCGTGGGCCAGAGGAACCGCCCTCTAACTCCCAAGCAATTTTTGTGTTTACCGTGTCCCGAATAGCTGTGTTTTTCAACAAGTTATTAGTTTGCGCTGGCTCAAATTGTTCGGCGATCGCATCCATAACATAAATTATACCGTCAACTTTTTTCATCTTAACTCCGGCGGTGTAGCAAGCAGAGATTTTAGCACTTGCTGCCAAATCCCAAAACCGAACTATGCGCCCGCCTGCTGGCACTCGATCGACAACCTCAAACCATTCGCGCTTGAATACTGAACCCGCGCCCTTTGCCTCAAACGGAATGCAGTCCAACTCTTCTCTAGCGTTGATACCGTAGTCTTTTCGCAGTTGCTCAATCCAAGCTTCTTCGCGCTCGATCGACCATTTTTGATTTGATACCAAGCAAATTCGACGGTATAAACCGTCTGCGATCGCGGTAGCCAAGTCGTAGCGGTGATAGGAGTAATTAAGTTCCCCGGTTTTGCACTTCTCGATTAACTGGTTGAAATAATTGTCTTTCCCGTTGTGAGTGCTCCAAATTGCAACGCTCCCACCCCACATATTGATAGCCAGCGCCGCTTTGATCAACTCTTCTAAGTCGTCATGAAATGCCGCCTCATCAATCCGCAGCCGACCTTTCTTCGATCGCAAGTTTGCCGGACGCGATGACAAAGATGTCACTTTGAACCCTGAGTCAAACCGGATAGTATAGGCAAGAATATTTTTGTCCGGCTCCTCAATGACTGACTCATTAATACTGGAACACGCCAAATTATAAGCCCGCGCCCAGTACGCAACATCTTCTATATATTGGCGGCTCATATCAAAGTTGTAGCCGACATACCAAGAGTCGGAACCGTTGATTTCAGCCGCCACCAATGCAGAGTCGGCGGCATCAGCCCAGCTAATGCCTATCCGTCTCGACTTCTCACAAATCTTGATCGGGCTGCTGTCCCGGTTCCACATCTGCTGATATTTCAAGAGCATCGGCGGGCTGGATGCCCAAAAGGTGCTGTCGAATGACTGCTGCTGTTTCGGGGGTGAGTCCAGTAATTGCAGCTTCCGTACTGTCTGGGAAGATTCCCGCGAACGCTTGTCTAATGACGAGCTTAATGTTGTTAATTTCACTTTCTGCTAAATTTAATAACGATCGAGGGAGCCACCCTGCATTTACAAAAGCAGTAAAAGCTTCAAGCTCGTCTGATGGTTTACCAAGAACTCGATCAAGTATTTTAACGGGAGTAGGAGACCGCACCTCCCTGACTGTTTTCTTGACATAAGAACCAAATTTGTCTGAAGTTCCTTCTTCAATGATTGTGATTTTTGTCACAACACCATTATTCAAATAGTCTTCAAGAACTTTATCAGCCTGTAACTTTAATACCTCGTGCCTTCGGAACAAGCGTTCTTGCTTAGCCTCTTCCACTAGCGTAACAAACTCAGGACGTTCACGCATCCACAAATAAAAAACTTCTTTGCTGATTCCTGCTGCTTTAAAAGCGCGTTGATTGCAACCATGTTCTATTAATTCTTTCTGAATGATGTTTAGTGTCGCTTGAGTATAAAGACTATTTCTACCTTTTTTGCCTTTCATTTACCTATTAAATACACTTAATACACTATATTTTAACTTGGTTGGGCAAAACAGTGCATAAAATACAATATATTTAGTGTGTCATAATAAACTAATAAACTAATAAACTTGCTCCTAGGACGTAACCAAAAGGAGCCGGAATATATCAACAGACTTTAGCTTCCTCGTAACAGGGGAGGCTTTTGTATTCATCCGATCGCCTGCCAGTCAATCTTTACACCCGCAACAAGTTCAAGTTATAATCTACCTAAATTACTCCCAAACATTATGAACCTAATTACCGACACCGTATCTAAAATAATGCACTTAGGCGGCAGCTCAGAAGAGTCTACTAAGGAAACTGAATCCGAAGAGAAATCAGCCGAACAACCTAAGCCGGAAGAATCAAAACCAGAAGAATCCCAACAAGAGCAACCCGCGCCAGAACCTGCACCTGAGCAACCACTGATCGAACCGCCACCATCCGAGCCATCCACACCAGAAGCACCCAAGCAACAAGAGCCACACCCAGAGCAGCCAACCGAGTCACAAATACAAAAACCTAAACCGCCAGAAGGACAGCCACTACCTCCGAATGAACGGGTTGATGCCGCCTACAAACTGGTCTATGGCGAAGATGCTGAAGTTCCAACTCGGCACGAGTCGATCGTCACCCCAGAAGCAGCCGAATGGCAAATCCGCTACTATATGGGTGGCTTGTTTGCTGTACCTAACGACCACCCGCTAACTCAACGATTCTCTAACGTGGATGAGCTTTTGACTTGGTTCGATCAAGCCTATCCCATACAAAAACAGGAGGATCAAAATTAAGGAGCGTGGACTGTTTACAATTCACAAAAAATCACCGCGACTAGCGGTGATTAGGTCAGTCTAGTTTTTTCCTATCTTCCCCTAGAAAGTATCTCCGGGTTGACTATTAAATTATATCAAAATAGTGTATTGTGCAGAAAGGATTTCAACAAATTAAAATAACAACTCGAACTTTTGAGGTAGAGTTAAAACACCGCCCGCCGGATGATGCTACAGGAGATCAAGAAGAGCTTATCAGCACCGAGCAAATTACAATTCCAGATTTAGGCAATCGAGAGTGGGAAAAGCGTTGGGCAATATTGTCTGTATGGAACAACTTTGCCACAGACAAAGCGCGAGAACTCGGTATAAACCAAGCTTTCATTTTTACCGAAGGGTTTAAAGAACTAATTATCAGGCTAGAAATTAACCCATTTCAAGACGAAGAGGCTAAAAAGTTAGACGTACCAAAACAATCTGCTTATGACGACTGGCTGGTGTCGGTGCGAAAAAAGTTTAAAAAGTTGTATGGGTTTGAGTTGAAACAGTGGGAGCAAATGAATACAATAAATTAACCACAACATTCACGCCCCGCTCAAGTCGGAATAGATGTACTGATAATCGCGTCTATTCCGATTTGAGTTTTTATATGAGAGCTATTGGGGCTAAAAGACAAGCGATCGGGGTACAATATTTTTAGGCTAGACTCTCAATGCTTTGCTCGACAAGCCACCAATGAGTGCGTTGGTGGCTATTTTGTACTAATCAAGTAAATAGTATGACCAACTTAAATATTATTGATGTAGGTGCTTTTTATGAATTTTTAGATACTCTCCGACAGTCTCGGCGCTTGCGTTGGCGTGAAGTGGCTGCACAATCCGGGGTGAACTCATCTATCCTAATTCGCATGGCTCAAGGGACAAAACCGGACGAAGAAAGTCTTATTGCACTGGTGAGGTGGACGGGGTGGTCAGAATTACAGTTACGGTGCTGCTTGACAAAAATTCGAGAAACTCAGAGCAAGTCAAAGCCACAGACTTTGTTTCCCGAGTCTTTCTTTTCGGGCGACGGTCGCTACACTCCTGAAGCGACCGCAGCTCTCAAGGCTGTTTTTGAGGCTGGGAGCGATCGACTACACAAAAATTGAAAAAGCAGAATTGGGGAAGCTTTAATCGCAAAAGTCTGAGACTATTACCTGTCAAGCAGTTCCCAGTCGAAAGCGGCGGATTGCTAATCTGTTACATAGGATTAAGCTAAAAGAAGGGAACGACGGAACGATTCTTGACTATGCCGCCACAGATTCAAGCTCGATCGGCTCATCATCAACCCGATCGTCATTACGACCAACTAACGACAAGGGTTCCGCAATTGATTCAACCATCAATGCCATTTCACTTTCTGCCTTTTTGCAACGCTCAACCATCTCAATAAATGCAACGCCAGCCTCAGCCTGTTTTGCAGTAATCCTAGCTAGCAATGACAACTTAATTTCCTTTTGCTCTCCGTTTGTTAACAACCGCACAGTAGCCAAACCATTTTCACAAGACTCCAAAACTCCAACATCACCAGTAAAACTACCGCCCTGAATTAAGCAAAAATCTTCAACCTGTGGCTGAGGGACAATTTTCAATAATTTATCACCTCGGCTGAAAATTTTCTCGAAACCGCCAATCTCTTTGACGTGAATCTTGTCATTATCGGCGTCGCAAGACAAAATTTCGGCAACGACTACCTTGCCGCCATCCCCAGAAAATTTCACAGTTGTCCCACAATCCGGCACAGTAGAAGCACGTTTAATTATACGAGAAATTTCGGCTGTGGACAGTTCAACTTTTCCAAGCTGTCCAACTAAATCGTGGATTTCATCAATAATCTGAGAGCAAATCTCGGATGCGCGATCGAGAAATTCAGAACTCAAATTTTTAGTCAAGTCTGGCAACAACCTTATCAACTTCAATCCTAAATCGATCGTGCAGTGTGCTAAGATTGCATCTAGTTTCGGTTTCACACCCGCCCACACTTTCCCAAGATTCGTCACCCAATTGTATAGCCGCTTAGCAAAGGTCACTTCTTTGCTAGCGGCTTTCAAGTGAAATTGCGCTTCTTGCTTAAACTCTTTGGATTTTAAGCCGATATCTTCGGCGCGTTGCCCGATGTCGATATACCGATCAAGCATCTGCTGCAAAAACGGAGCTGCAAGTTCGTTGACTTCCGAAAGGATGGTTGATGAGTCTGACATGATGTGATCTCCTAATTTAGTTCAAGTCGTTTAACTATTACCGTGCATTCTTGGCAGTAAGCACCAAGCTGCTCGTCACCATTCAAGCACCAGGGTTTATTCCTCAAACATTGTTCACAAGTAAAAACCTGACCCGACGGGCATTGTCTACACTCACAGAGGAGGGGCGCATCCCCAGCACTCCCAGCAATTGCTGGACTTTATTGAACTGATAATACTTCAATTGTATACCTCCTATTCTCGCCAAATAGTTTTTAGTAATACTCAAAAGATATCAATGGTTGAGGATTAATAAGTGAGGCATCTAGACAAACCCGCCAAACGTCCCCTGCAATAAAATTGACGCCGTGACTGGAGGACACCTCTTCATCTTCGATCGAGTCACTTGCCACCCACACATTACCGGATGTCACGCCGTAGCGGGAACAGGCAGACAAAAGAACGCTAGAAAGGAAAGAATTGGAAGTTTTGGCTCGATCAATCTGACAGTAATTAGCGGCGTCCAACCGATAACCCCCTTCTGTGGCATAACCCGGATCAAGGTAGATTGCCTCCAGTGGTGGAAAACAGTAGATGGTGTAAGCTAATTCTTCTATGACGATACCAAAGGGCTTGTTTTGTTTAGCGATCACCGATTGGTCGGACAGCCCCAGTATTGTATAGCCCCATTTTGCCCAGTTGTCGAGCGCCGAATAAGCGCCGTCAACCGCTTGGATATCTCGGCAGTGCAGGGGTCTACGTTCCCCGCTAAGAGTCTTGGTAAGAAGATCAACGCGAACAATTAATAATTTTGGTTCCATTGTTTGATTTTTCTGTAAATTAATAATTTAAACTGAGCAAAATCTTGCTATAAAACTGTCCGACAGAAGTAGGTATACTTGTTCTTCGCTCAACTTCGTTATCTGCTGTGGCGGAGTAATGCCCGCAAATTCTTTTAAGAGGTGAAGCGAGATCGGATATTCAAGCAACTCGGGATTTTCCACCCACACCCCAACGCCGACATCCTTGCCTTGGTAGTAGTCGGCAAAATCTTCAGCGGAAACCTGCGCCAAATGTTCAGTTACCTCGCGAAGTTCGGCAACCGGGAATGTTTTACGATCACGCACCGCGACAGAACCCAAAATTTTACCCACTGGCAGGGTGGCATAGATTAGCAGCCGATCGCCAGGAACCAGCGACTTGCCAAAGTCACCCTTGCGAAGTTCGACTGACTTGGTTTGGGTGTGATCGAAAAACAAATTAGCCCACTGGGGCTTAACCGAAACGAGATAAGTGTTTAACGATTTAGGTTGTGTTAAATTATTCATTGTGACCCTGCTTCGGTTACGGCCTTTGGAGTCTCGGCGTTTGCGGCGCCAACTCGCGAGAGGCATTTTATTTAAAATATCACCAAATCTCGCGAGTTGTATTTTAACCATTTTGTTGGTGTCAATCGTCCGACAATTCTTCCTCAAATATTGTCGGATCTTGCACTTCTGCAATCCGCCGCCTCAGCACATCGTAGTCAACCGCCACAACCGCTGGCTCTTCAACCATTTCAATAAACTCTAGATTGAGCGCAAACGGTAAATCAGAACCCTTTTTAGATTTACTCTTGGGCACGTAAGTTGGTTTACTCTTGGCAGCAGCAACCCGTTTCAACTCTTGCTGTTCCAGAGATTCCGCCCGCTGCTTGGCTTTTTTCTCAGCCTCACGCTGTTGCTTTTCTAGCAATTTTCGTTTTTCACCCCTTGAACACTTCCGGGTCTTTTCAACTAAAGGCGCGGTAGCTTGGCACAGGTAGCACCAGTGATCAAAAGGGTTAGGCGGGAAGCTGGGGGGCAACTTAATTCTGATGTGGCACTTGCTACATTTATTTTTCGCCATGACAAACCTCTAAACTTCTAAACCTTTACAAAATCTTGCGACTACAGCTTTAACAAGCGAACTGGTATTGAAAGCCAAAGCCTAAAATCCCAAGTCCCAATCCTCAAATCCTGGATCGGCGGTATCGCCTGATCGCCCCGCATCCGCACAAACCAAAGCCAAAAACTCGCCACTCAACTCCGGCAGCCCCGTCGCCCATTCCATCAACGCCAGAATTACGGATTTGGGCAACGAGCTAATCTGAGCTGCCCACAATTCAATCTGTTTTTCAGCCGCCAAAGGAATGTACTCTTGGAAATTTTGTCTAGTTTTGCTTAGAGAACCTACAAGCAAAACTAGACTTTTTTTGAAGTGGGCGGCAGTGGCGTACCCCAGTTCGCGAGCCAACTGGCTAACCCTCTGTTTTGTTACTTGGCAGTAATCAGCGATCGCAGTCAGAGTCAATTTTTTGCCCTTGGCTTGCAGTTCCTCTCCGGCGCGGCGGATTGCTATCTCAAGCCTCTGAAAAGGTGTAGCTGCCTCCAGCGTGATTTCAAGGGCTGGAACTACCTCTACTGGCAAGTCCAAAACAAAGTTGCTAATAAAGTAGATGGTCAGCTCCTCTCCTTCCCGGCGGTTCGCCCGCAGCCGACCGATTCCTTGGGAAATTGCTGCTAGCACATCCCTGTATATGTAGTCCCGGAATTGTTGATCGGCGGATTCCCTCGACGTGACCGTCGCCTCCTGTCTCACAACGTTCCGAATTTGGCGAACTTCCCTCGTCACCTCTTCGGTTTCGATGTTTGGTGATCGCCCGTAGAGCAAAGTAAACTCAGCCGCCAGCGTAGCGATCGGGCGGCAAGGGGCCCCCACTAGCACTAAAGTTTTCGCGTTCTGAGCCAAATTCGACCCCCGCGACTCGCTCAGCCACTTCAGATTAAGCCCTGGCTCGGCACTGGTAAACTTCTTAAAGTCAATAACCGCAGCCTCTGAGTCTTTCTCCCGAATAGCTGCAACCATCGCGTCGATCGCCCGCACCTGTTCCGCACCCCGCGAAATCCCCAGCCGCCCGTGGTCAATTACTTGTTTGATAGTTAACTTCGCACTCTTGTGAGTTGGTACTTGCGCGGTGCAGAACACGTCCTCAGCGTCAATTCCTAGAATCCTGCAAAACTTGTCAATGTCGCCCGTGGCATCGAGGAAAATATTGGACTTAGCGGCGTGGGCAATTTCAATCAGTCGGCGGTTGGCGATCGTCAAAGTGAAGGTTCCCCGGTTGTCGAGACTGACATGTCCGGGTCGACGTCCGAGTAACACTTCCAAAAATGGCACTACCCACTGTTTGGCAATCCTCTGGGCTTTTTCTGCTAACTGTTCATCTGATTCCGCAAAACTTTTCCGCAGGTGCGCGGGCAAATCTTGAAGTGACACGCCGTGGTCGTCCAGTCCGTGCAATATTGACTGGATTTTTTCGTTGGGGTTTGTCGCTTGGGAGATCGCATCAATATCGGTCTCCCCCTTGACAAGGGGGAGCAGGATTTCTAATACCTGATCGTGTGGCATTCCCCAGCGGTCTATCGGATGTTTGCCCGCGCTGAATTCCCAAAGTCTGACTATCCATTCGTTCAACCCAAAAGCGTCCTTGTCTGCTGAGAACAATTCAGCAGTAATGTGCTCAATATCATCTTGCTTTATTTGGATTTCCTTGCTGTAACTCAGGCACTCGCTCCACTCTTCCCAGATTAAAACTGTTCCTTTGCCCTTACCTTTTCCTTCTTCATCTGGGGCGTAGCCGAAAGTTTGTGTTCCTGGCAGAGAGTCAGGGTGCGATCGGAATCGGGTATTTTTCAGTGTTTCAGTCCTGGCTTTCAAGAACCCAAATTTCTCACCGGCCCTGCAACCCTCAAATGACGGGCAGGTTGGACACATTAGATTTGCGGTGTCGCTGCCGGAGATGTTCTTCTCGCGCATCACGGCAGAGAACTCTGTACGATCGCAGCTAGCGCCAACTTCAACCCGATCGTCCGCCTTTGCCCGCCGCCAATTGCCCAGATTATCTAGCGTCAAGCCCTTGTGGCGCGCTTCTAAATCTTCCCAATTCTTGAGTGATGGGGTGCTGGCGTTGCGGTGGTCTTTGGAAATGTAGATGATGCGATCGGCGTTGAACCTTTCCGGCTCGCACAGTCCGCTGTCAAAACTTTTCCCGGTTCCGGTGCCGCTGGTGTCAACGATGAATTTATGTTTCGCTGTCGCCTTCTGCCAAGTCTCTATCCGTTCCCCGGCAAAGTAGGGGATTGTCTCAATCTCGCGAACTGGTGTTGAAGCGCCAAAAATAGGTGATGCGGCTTTCTTGACTTTGCGCTTAAGACCATCCAGCATTCTCAACATTCTGTAAGCCTTGTTGCTGGCGATCTCCTCAAAGTCCTTCCAGAATAAGTCTGTTATTTTGTCCGTGTCTCCGGCAGCTAAAATATCGTCAATGTCGCCAGCAGATTTTTCTTTTTGTCCCCACCAAGCTACCCGCAGTTCGTATCCCCATTCTGTGACGAGCTTGTGGGTTTTTCGATATTCCCTCATCACGTTCGGGTTCGCCGTGGAACCCGCGTCGGCGTAAAGCCTGACTATCTTTGTGTCAAATTCTGCTGAAAGTTTGTCAAGTTCAATCTTGAAACTCTTGGCGCTGCTGGCAAAGTTCCCCCCGGCGGCACCGATGAAAACTTTTCCGCTGAGCTCCGCTGCAATCTTGGGTTTCAGGATTCCTTCGACGATTCCGATTGCGTCAATGTCGCCGTTTAATATTGCGGGTCGGCAAACAGTGACGGGCATCTCGCCGTTCTGTTGGTGAGACGTGGGCCCATTGGGACGCTTCGGCCATCGGCTTGTGGGCCACTTATATTTACAATCTTTGTCATTGTCCAGTCGTATTTGCCAGCCGATTATTAACCCGTCGCCGTTCCAGACTGGGCAAAGATAACCAGGTTCTTTGCCAACTAGCGATCGGCCGTTGGTATCCGCTGAGACTCCGGCAAGGTTAATACTGACGGGGTGTTGTAACTTTTCGTATCGCCCGACGCTGCGAAAGATTCCATTGTCAATCTGCTTGTCTGACAGACCCCGATGACGTAGCTCAGCCCTGTGTTCTGAGGTAAGGGTTAGCTGGTTTAGGATTTTGCGGATTTCTCTGTCTCGATCGGCGGCTGAGAGAAATTGCGCTCTTTCTTTGGCTTCACGATCGAGTCTGATTCGCTCGTTTATTTTTTGTTGGCGTCTATGTTCTGCTAGTTTTTCAGCATTCTGTTCAGACCTTAACGCGGTTTCGACATACATACCGAAATTGATCGCGTCGTGTTTTATATAAGTGAAATTGGGACTTGGGTTGTCTGTGCGGCAATGATAAAGACCAGTAATTTTACTTTGACGGCAATCTCTTTCTTCTCCGTCGCAAACTGGACAATTGCCTTTAAGAGGTGTAAAATTGGAAGACATAAAATAAATTCTTTTGATTCTTCAGGCTTGCTAATGGCGGGTCTGTTTTTTTATTAGATGCTTGCGCTAGTCCTCACCAATCAATAAAGTCGTCTTCCGTTAATGGTTTCAGTAATTCAAGAAAATCATCATCTCCTATCCCCAGTTCTGATGCGGTAAATGTAGTCTTACCTAGCTTCATCTCTTCAATCTGCTCAAACCCTGTACGCTTAATCCAGTTAATGTATTTGCGCCTACCTTCCGCTTTGTTGGGATTTATGTGTGCAGGCATTGATTTCAAAGTTTTTTCGTTGATATTGCTTTGATTTTGTGCGTTTTTCCACTTGTACCAAGCCCACCCCTTCTTGTATCCTAGTTTCTGAGCTAGATACCTCCACGTACCAATAGACACCTTGTGCAAAATGTCTAGACACTCCTCCTCAAAATTGAAATAGACAGAAGCTAGCCTTTGACCGTGCACAGAACAAAGCTCATAATAGTAATCAATTAAAACTTTGAGATCTGGATCGACATCTAAATCAATCTCTTCCTCTTTGGTGTTCGCATCCAAAGTTTTGACAGTTAATGCTATACCTCCCTCTCCAATCTCAAAACAATGAATGGATCGACAATTCGGGCATTCGCATTTCAGCGCTTTTGTTTCGTGGGGCAGGGGTTTAAAAGCGTGGTTGCAATCCGTGCAAACAATGTGCAAGAAACGTTTTGCACTGCTGTCAATGCTTATTGGTTCAAGTGTCCACTCCCGATCTTCATCTGGAAGTCCTAAAAATTTCCAATTAGTAGTGTGATCAATAATTACGGCGTGTTCTTTCCCTGGTGCAGGTCTAAGCCCCCGCCCGACTATTTGAAGCCACATTGATAGCGACTTGGTGGGGCGTACAACTTGAACGCACTCGATCGCAGGTAAATCAAAACCCTCCGAAATAATTCCGCAATTGCATAGCACCGTCGTTTCCCCGCTTCCAAACCGATGCAAAATATCCCGGCGATCCTCTTTGCCCGTCGCCCCGTCCAAGTGTTCTGCAATGATGCCAGCCTCTAAAAATGCTTCTGCATACTGCCGAGAATGGGCGATGTCCACCGCAAAGACAACGGTTCGCAACCCGTTGGCTCGTTTGCGCCATTCGTTCACTACGTCGATCGGCTCAATTTGTAAATCAACTTCGTGGGCTAGTGCTGCCTTATTGAAATCTCCGGCGGTGGTTTTGGTTTTTGAAGTGTCCACCACTTTCACGCCCTGAAATAGCTTGTAACGCGAGAGGTATTTCCGTTCGATTAACTCTCCTGTTGACGGGCCGCAAATTAGCTCGTCAAACAACCACTTGAACCCTTGACCGTCGATCCGGTGCGGTGTGGCGGTGCAGCCCAGAACATAAGCTTCTGGGTAGGCTTGAAGAATTGTGGTGTAAGTCTTAGAAGATGCGTGGTGAGCCTCGTCTACAATCACCAGCCCCGCGTCGGGTTTGTTCTTGCGTCGGACTAAAGACTGAACAGAGGCAACCTGGAGATCGTAAGAATACACCGGGTAGCCGGACTTAATTATTCCCGCCGGAACTCCAGTAACTGCCTCTAACTTCTCCTGAGCTTGCAGTAACAGTTCTTCCCGGTGCGCCAGTACCAGTACCCCCATTCCTTTTTTGGCAAATTCGCGGGCGAGGTATGCGAACAAGATTGTTTTTCCGCCACCAGTCGGTAATTGCAGCATGACACTGCGTTTGGTCTGCCAACTGGCGAATATCTGGCGGATGAGGTTTTCTTGATAATCCCTGAGATTATAAGTAACTGGTTGAATAAACATGAGCTTTCCTTGCCAAGTTCATTAATGAACTCGCTCATGCTTGGCAGCTACACAATCCTCAATCCCTTAACTCTACCAGATTTTTCGATATTTCCTGCAAATTTGACGTTTCACAGGTGTTGATGCTATACTCGTGAAATAATATTCAAACTTTAAAAAGTTTGCATCTGAACAGAATTGAGAATCCTTTGAGGTATCGCTTCGCCGCCAAGCATGAGCGATATTTTTTTGCCCATTTACAGCCGAGGCTGGTAAACTGAGCTGACTCTATTATTACACAAGAGTTGTTACTACTCGCAAGATTGCGAAATGTGTCGCGGTAGGGCGGTGTGGCGATGGGGCGTGAGCTATCAGTTGCGCCAATTTGCTTGTCTGGGTGCCTTTGTCGTCTTATCTGTACAGTTATTTTGGAAACCAAAACAGTTTATCTGGACAGTGAAGAGGGATACTGCTTGAATCAAGCAACTGGTTCAGTTTAAAAACTCTCTAATCTTGTCAATATTTGCTTCATAATTGTTGTTGATTACAATTAGGGTTTGCGACGCAATCTTCGGTTTTTTCTCTTTGTAGTTTTCCACAACCAGTTTGCTGATTGTCCCAACACTATCGCCAACCAGCACTCCGCTCTCCACAAGCGCATCCATAATTGCACCTGCTGCGTTGTCGCAGTCAGCATTCTCGCGCAGAGCATTGACAAAGGTTATTTCTAGACTGACTTTGCCGGAAGCGACGTACCTCACGTCTCTTAGATTGAGGACAGCTTCCTGTTTCCATGCAGCGTATTTTGGCGGTAGGTGAACGTGTTTACGTCCGCTAAGGCGAGGTCTGGCTTTTGGGACTACTTTGCCTTTCAGGATTATTCTGAGCATTGTTCACTATCATCAAAAAGCCAGTCAAGATTCTTTGGCATTGGGCGACAGGAAAATCTTTTCAAACAGTTAGGATTTTGCCTCAAGTATTCAAACGTTAATTCTGTTATTTCATCGATATTAACAATTGCCTTAAACACTGGGCTGTTTTCTTTTTTTGCCCATTGAGGCATTGTCGATGGCACAGGAATCCAATCTGACCGAACATCATCCATCATTCCACTTAGATGAATTAAGACACGATCTTTTGAAACCTGCAATACTTGACCTCTTACTGTATAGTCAGACATTTTATGCCTCTGTTGTTTCGAGCTGCTTCTCCCTCGCTTTGTGAAATTTCTTGAGATAAGCCGCCACGCCCTTGCTGACAAACTTTGATCAGTTTGTGCGGCTCAGCCAGCAGGCTTCGTCAAGGTCAGTTAGCAGTTCGTCAGTGATACTGCAAGTCATTCTTTTGGGTGTACTGCTGGTCATGCTTACCAAATCTCAAGTATAAGTATTATATGATAATACAATATTTTTCTAATACCACGAAAAACAAATTAGACAAATATAGGGAAGACTAAGCGCAGCTTTAGTTTTCCCTTCTCTATAGTGTATTTCAATATTACAACTTGATTATTTAGATATCAATCAAGTTTTATCTTCACCCAATCAGCAAAGTCAGGGGGAATAAATTTAAGGCTGTAGTTTTTTTCCTCCCACTCGCGAACCCATTGAGGGATCATTCCTTTTTTATGAGTTTCCGGATCGGCAGAAAACGTTCTTTTTCCTGTTTCTGCTGTATAAAGAATTTGAGCTAAACTGTCTCCTCTCAATAAGCATTTAGACAATTCGCAATCAAAAGAAGGGGGGACAGTCTTGGACTTGTTGCCCCCTTGTTCGTTACTCCACACAATTTTAAGACAGCTCAAATCACTATCTAGATAATTACGTTTGAGGGTTGCGGCGGGCGTGATTATTTTTTCTACCCGCCGCAGTTGCTCTAAACGTAAATAGTGAATTTCAGCCAATCTCTGGCGATCGGCAAGCCCCAAACCAGACGCTTGATGGTATTTAGCCATTGCATCCGCCAGCTCTCGCGCTAGCTCCCTTCCTAGGTTTGCTAATAGGCGAACCATGACTTTACCATCTTCCGTTGATTTGACCAGTGGAGCTGCCGTTACCATGTGCTTACATCCTCTTCTAACCGCCTTTACTGTCGCCTTGTTCGTTCCCTTCCGGGACTTCTTCGCGATCGCCATCTTGATTGGTAGCCGTGTATCCGTAAGTGTTCTCTGCCATTTTCCCTGTTCTCCATTTTTCAGTGTATGGAGTGCACTTCAACCGTTCAGTGGAAGAACTTTTAAGAGTTCTTGCACTAACAAGCTCAAAGGGTTTAAGCTTTGAGTGTCGCCTTGTTAAGAGTTCCGCTGTAATTGAGAGATGCACCTCATTTATAGTGGAACTTATTACGGATCTTTTGTCAACACTTTGTTGACATAATTTTTGCTTTTGTGAAAGCAATATAAACTATTTTTTAACCGCCATGTCTTCACATTTTCAGGTTGACAACCTGTCTTGCTATCAGAATTATTTGCTGCTTGTGTCTGGGAACAACTGGGAAATCATGTGTTCAAAGTATTACATCGGAATAAGTGGCACATCAAAGAATGAGAGTGAAGCACTTGAAGAAGCAAAAAGGACGATTGACTCATGGGTTAACTACAAGTCAGACAGTTTGAAGTAAAGGACTTTTCTCTAAGTCTGCAAGTAGTTGTTCCAGTCGGTTCTCATAAGTTCGATCTTGCTTCAAGAAAAGTCCATCTTCATCCCATATCTTTATTTCACAGCAAGCTGACGCAACCAACTCAAGTGAAGACTTGCTGTACTTTGTGTTAGGGTTTGCTGTCAAGATATGATCCCTCATTAAGTCGGGGAGACTTTCGTTTGGTCTTGTCTCCAAGCTCTTTTTTAAAAGTAATGCAAGCTTTTGACGTTGAGATTTTGAGAGGTTAATACCTAGTGCTTCTTCTTCGTTTTTTGAGTTGCTTTTAGTTGACCAACTGACACTTTCTTCCATTATTCCTTTCCAGGTCTGGCTTGCAGCCATAATTATTTCTGCAAGAATATTTGGATCTTTGAGTGCTTTTATTTTTTTCAACAATTTTGAGGTGTCTTTTTCTGGAAACACATCTGGTGTTGAGACATCCGCGTCAGGGTAGAGGTAAGCAAATAACTGATCCATTGACATTCTTGCAAGTTTCGCAATTCGCAGTAGATTTAGCGGTTCTGGCAAGCCTATTCCGTCTTCCCACCGCTGAAAGGCTCCGGAACTCAAAGTCTTTCCATCATCAAAGACTTTTTCTATTTTTTCGGTAAAAGTAGCTTGCGTTAAAGGCTCTAGTTCTCGTTCGTCGGGCAAGTTCGGTAAATTCTCAAACAAGAATTTTCTTTGTTGCACAGTCAGTTGCTTCGCTTGACGCAAGTGTCTCAATAAAATCGCTAGTCTCACAAAGCTTTCTTGTTCTTTTGTCTTGGGTTCCGGCAAAAGAGGTGATTGAGAGCCTGCATCTTTGTGTTTGGTAGAGCGAGGGCCTCTAGCCGATCGGGGACCAGTAGTAGTTGTTGCCATTGTAAATTAAGGTAAGACAGGTTGATTCATTATACTTGCAAAACGGTGCTTGACGTTTGCCAATTTTGTAGTTATTATTCTATTGAATTAGTACAATAATAGTTAAGTAGAAATACAATGGAAACATTACAGCAAGTTTTACGACGGATGGTAGTACAGCATTTAGAGCGACAAGCTATCAAGTCCGATCGGAGTAGTCAAATCTTTAATACCACGTCCACTACTTCCCCGTCTGATATTAAGATTTTGTCTGTTAGTTCTCGGTAAACTCTTTGTCGATCTGCAATGTCTGCTTCTAACCACAATTCTGGGTGAGAAAAGCAAGAGATTAATAATTCGCGCTGAAATTCGTTGTCAATCATTTCTTTGTCTTCTGTTAGCAATAGTTGCGAGATTTGCTTCTCTATTTCCACAATTGCACTGTTAATTGCCGGGTTTTCTCCGATCGCCCGCAGCGCCCGCACTTGTTCTCGCAAAGCTCTAACTTGAGGAGACTCAACTTTAGCTGGAACAGTTTGCATAATGTCGGCAATAGCCTGCGCCCTTGTTATCAAACTAACAACAAGACATTTCTCAACAATTTCCATTCTGATGGTCTTTTTATTCTCGCAAGCTCGTGATCGCCAGTTGTTACACTGAAAGTAGTGATTGTGTTCGATCGGGATACCTAAGCGTTTTGCTCGGTGGTAGTTGTTTACTCCCGAAATGGAATAGCAAGCCCCACGGCATTGAGCGCAGTACACCAACCCAGAGCAGGGATACTTAAGCGCAGTAGTTCCGAATCCCCGGACTTTTCGGTTGAAGTTTAAAATGCGTTCTATTTCCCGACTTTCTTCTTCAGAGATTAGTCTTGCCTCAAGATGCGTATTTAGATAAATTTGCTCGCGTGGTGTTCCTCGCAAGTAAACCAAGTGTCCGCGCAGAACCGGACTTGTTAACCAATTTTTCAGACCTCCCGGCGAGAAACGAAATAAGTCCTGAGCGATTCTTCCCCCGAGTTTTTTGCCAGCGGTGTTGTTGTGGGCAAAAACTTTCAACCCGTAGCGCTCATTAATTTCGCGCAACGCTAACCGCAAAGTTTGTTGTTTTAAAAAGGCTTCGACAATTTCTCTGGCAATTTCCGACTTTGACATTTCTCGGCGATCATCTAGCAAGCACAGAAACGGGCGACAGTCTAAAATGTGCGCGTCATCAACTTTAAGATAACCAAACGGTGGTTGCATCGCAACCTTCTTGTTTCTTAAGTGCGCCCATCCAGCGCGAACTGATTCCGCTTTTTGGTCGCTGTGGAACTGGGCAAACACAATTAACTGTCCCGCCATCGCCCGCCCTGCCGCCGTCGTTAAGTCAAAAGGTTCGTCTAAAGCTCTGAGTACCGCCCCCACGTTGAGAAATTCTTCAAAAATTTGAAAGCTTTTCAAGCCCTGTCGGCTCAGTCTGTCTAGCCGAGTTACTATCACTTCTGTAACTTTGCCCGATCGCACTTGCGCCATCAAATCTTCAAGCTGCGGTCTTGTGTTCTTCTTCCACCCGGATTCCACGTCGCTAAAAATCTCAATTGCTCCAGCAGCTTTGAGTCGATCGATTTGCTGAAGCAAGGCGTTAGAGTCGTTTGCCTGCTCTTTTGTGCTTACTCTTGCGTAACCTACAACCCTTGTCATATTAGAATTCTTGAAACAATAGCCCCAGTATAGTTTGAACTGTGTATCGTTAATTCATCCAGCGACGTATAGACAATAACAAGTGCAAGCTGTACACTATAAGTGTAGCTGTGGCGTAACAGTCCGGAGAGACGGGCTTTTATCAATATCACCAAAACCTTGAGAACTAGCAGCTCGAAGTGCGATCAGTTGAGGTGGTGGGTAAATTCAATTAGTAGTGAGGTAATCAATGGAAATAGAAAAAGGCAAGTTTTACGTGCTTCCTTCCGCTCCCGATGGCTGCCAAATTTGTGGTCAGAAGCACCCGGACGAGGAGCCGCACGATCCGACAACGCTCAAATATCAAATGCTATTTGTCGCCAATCACCCACAAGGGAAATCTCCTACTTGGGAGGATGCAATGGCACACTGTGACGACGAGGTAAAAGCCAAGTGGAAACACAAGCTAAAGGCTTTTGGAGTAGACCCTAATTCGACAGATGTACGCGGTGGCATTAGTACCCAAGAAGAGCTTGATAAAAGACTGAAAAAGGCACGCCCATAATTAACAGAAACCTTGAATGGGAGGTAAAGAGTAGATGGCTAACACAAAATTAGGAGGTGCAAAATCAGCCGCTTGTAGAATTGGCTGCACTTGGCAAGAGTATTTTCAAAAACGCCAATCAGGTTTTAAGTGGTGTTCAGCTTGTAAAACCTGGGTACCACTCGCTTTTTTCAACAAAGATTCAGGCGCGATCGACGGTAAAAGCAACAAATGCAAAAGTTGCACGCGAGCTAAAGACCGCCAGCGCTACGAACCCGTCCCGCTCGATCAACGAAAACCGCGAGGTTTTGCCGTTTATCCTCCCAGGGACGGCGATAAACAGCAAGCCCGCAATCGAGTTAATCACATGGTTAGAAATGGCAAATTGCCCCATGCTCGAACTGTGCCTTGCACCGACTGCGGACATATTGGGAGCGACAGACAGCACGAATACGATCACTATTTGGGCTACGCCACCATCAATCATTTGGCCGTGGAATGTGTCTGCGTTCCGTGCCACAACAAGCGCGAACAGCAGCGGAGAAACAATTAGGAGGAATGAAGGAGTGAAAATTAGATTTCCATTAAACAATCAACACGTCATCGGGCTTAAAGGTGAAATTCCTTATTTAGGAATTGATACCGATGAAATTGTTTCTTTTCATTTGACTGCTCAAAACGAGTTGCAGTTGTGGTTCAGGGGGATTCCTGATTCAGTTACCATTACCGAAGACCAACTAGGTCAGGCGTATTTTAAAGATTTGTTGACGTTGGTATGTGCTGATTTTCTGCATATCGACGATGCTAAACCCCGAATCGCTTTGCTGTCAGAACTCACTAAACCGCTTGATGCTCACTTGTAAAAATTGAAGTGCCCCGCAGTGCAGCAAACACTCGGGGCCGATCGCCCACTAACACCGTATAGAGCCATAGAACGATATGCCTAGTTTATCATCATCAACCGCCGTGCAGCGCGGCAAAATTGCTGCACCGCCGATCGTTGAACCAGCAGAGCTCGATCCAACTATGCTTTTTTATCAAGCTTCGGCAAAATTTGGATGGAATCAGCGACAATTTGCAGAGGCTTTTGGTTGTGACCCCAACACGCTTTATACTTGGCTTTCCAAGCGTCGCCCTCCTAATAAATGGGTAAAGATGCACGCTGCCGCTCTACAAGAAAAATGGAAACGGGAGTGGGGATTATGAGTGCTGAATATGGGACGCCCGAATGGGACTTTGAATGGATTAAAGGTCAGTGGCACTACCAGTCTGGAGGTAGAAAAGACGATTTACGATCGAACATAGCAAGAGCAGGATGGGAAGAAGAGCGATTTCACCACGAGAAAAAAACGAAAAAAGCCGAATCGAATTAAACCTTACCCAGTCAGTTTACCCCTCCAAGCGAGGGGTTTATTGTTGGTTTATCGAAATAGACACGGGTCGCTAGACACGAGTTGCGTCTAGTCAGTACCTGTCTAGTCCGATAGCTCAAATTGTTTGTAGCACAAGCATTTGAGGTGTTTTGAAACTTGTCTGGTGGAGGTCAAAATGTTGCAAATGTACCCTGTTCAGGTAGAACGATTTCAATCAGTTTTAGTGTTTCAGGTGCCGGCGCTGTCGCAAGCTGATGCGATCGCCAGATTGACTGAAGACTCAAAAGCCAGAAGCTACACCAGTTTTTGGAATGTTTGCAACAGTCCCGTTCTGGGACGTGACAGGCGGGAAGATGACGGCAATAACCCCTAAAATTTGTACGTTAAGGTCGCAAAAAGCTCGCGAACGCATAACGGGGTGGACTCGAAAATATTTTATTGAGCAACACCTTAAGGTTTGCAGGCAAACGGCTTACGAATGGGAAGAATTAATAATTGAAATTTACGCCGAAACAAACGGTCAAAAACTTTCTGATTATTTATTTGACCCCGGTACGGGCGAAGCGGTGTTAATGCCGGGAACCCCCTGGAACCACCATCAAATGTGGGTTTTGAAGTACATAAAAAAGTTTATGGCTCGCAAACCAAAACCTTTGATAGAAGAACTAAAACAGCATTTAATTGCTCATGCCGATCGCCTGACTCACAGTTGTTTTTATAAGGAATTCAACAAAAAATGAAACCTAAACAATTAGCTATTGAATTACAAGTTTCCGATGCTGAAGTTTTGCGGTTAGCTGTTCAAGTCGGCTTGCGGGGTGTTAATTTCAAAACCCAGTTTTTGCCAGAGCAAATAAACTTAATTAAAAAGCAATTTGCTCAAAATATTACGCACCAGTTGACGCCTGGAATTGAGCAAGAATTAGAATCCAATCCTGCAAATCAACCGATAGATGCAGAAAATGCGATCAAGCAAGTTTCTGAATCCGCGCCCGTGTCACAAGCGGACGAAATAGGGATTGCTGAAATCCGCCAAACAGGGCTTTCTAACGCAATGAGCGCGTCTGAGAGCCAACAAGCTCACATTCTAGAGACAGAGATTCAGCAGGCGGCTGATGATGGATTGCGGGTCGGAGTTGTGAAGGAATTGGTTCGGGCCACAAAAGAGCGCGAGGGTGCAATGCTTGTTCGCGATGCTGTATTTAACAAAGGTCAAGCATCGCGCGATCGGCTCAACGCACTCCTCAAAGACAGCGCGGGTGATGATTTTTTGACAAACTCGCAATTGTCCTCGCAGACGTACACTCAGACAGCACAAACGGGGGCTGCAACGCCACTGGATGCTTACGCTGCACTCAAGAACCTCGGAGTCAAGCTTTAGCTCTAGAAGCACTTTTACTGGAGTTATTAAACCAACTTAGCAATCGGCAAATTGCAGAATTGATATCAAAAACTTCTAAGTCATCAACAACAGGAGAAAAGCATATGTGGGGATGGGTTAAAAGTTTGTTTGGATCGCCGATTAACTACAAAATTGACATCGAAAGCGTTTATCAGATGGTGGGATTGTGAGATGCTAAAAAATTTATTTGGTTTGCTATCCACAAAAATTTTGCAAAACATAATTAATATTTGCGCGCAGATACTGTTTAGACGCAAATACTGGAGGCAAATAACTTTAACCCATCCAGAGTTTTTTATTCCCCAAGGATTCACAATTATTGTTTCTAAGACTGAGAAATGGGAATGGAAGGTAAGAGATGAATTTGACAACCAGCTTTGTCATGGCATCAGTCCGACTGAGCATATGGCGATTTTAGATGGACATCTTTGGATTGAATTAGTGGAAAGCGACAAAAAATGCAGCAGCAATATCCAGACCAAAAACACTCAATCACAGTAAACATTGATAGCCAACCGCAGCCTATTATCAATTTGGAAACTGGAACGCCTGCGTTAGGCACAAATTTCAAACACCATCAACAGCAGCCTACGGTGCTAAAAACAGCACTTGTAATTGGTGGAATTTGTGGAGTTGCAGGTTTGGGTATCGGTACAATTTTAGGCGCAAGTCAGCAAAATTACCAGCTTGATCGGGCAAAGTCACATCTTGTTCAGTTGCAAGGAGATATGTCTGCCACAAAAAGAGAAACTGCGGCTTATTGTAAGCGAATTCTTGGACGTTAATTTAATTTGGAGGCTAGTCTACTGATGCCTGAGATAATTGCCCTAAAAAGTAGAAACAAGCTGGTTCGAGCCAGTCTCTGGGCTTGTAAATCAATCAATACAAGGAACACAATCATGAGTTTAGTAACCGATTTAGCTTACGAAACAGAAATTGCAGCCAGCAAAAAAGTAGTGCAAACCCACATGAAAGCAGGCTGGAAACATAAAGAACGCGGTGCAAAAGCCTGGGAAGAAACTCAGAAAATCAAAGCTGACACTCAGGAAGTTAAGCGCGACACGGCTTCTATCAAACACGAAACAGCCTTAGAACTTAAGGCGATCGCTCAGAACGACTTAAGTTTTACCCGCACTATGGGAACGTTAAAGTCAGAAGGGCAGAACCTGCAACTCAAAATCAAAACCCTCAAGGTGCGCGGCACAGAAACACCTGATTTGTCTTTCAATTCCCGCGCTGCCAATAACATCAAATCCCGCGCCAAAACCCCCGTTGAGGTGTAATCAATGAAACAGTTGTACTTCGCTGTTATCGGAGTGCTAGCTGTCGATTTATCGGGGCTGGCGATTGCGCTAGCCCTCAAAATATACAAGCATCCCAATAGCAAAAATATTTTGAGCGGCGCTGTTGCCTCCCTGATTGCCCTAGCATTACTCTTAGTTTACGAACGAATTAAAAAGTATGGAAAAGCCCGCACGTAATTGGAAAAAAATATTGCGGGAAAGTTGCCAGTACACATTAGCAGTAAGCGCTTTAGGTTGTGCCGTCACGGCCCGCGCTTTTCCCGGTAAAATTAGTGTTTTAGCTCAATCTGGAGAGATTCTGTTAGGGTTAGTATTTTTGCAAGTATCTCCCAACTTCTTTAAATACTTTGAATCTCTAAACCAAACATTTAGTAATTTAGAAATTCAGAATTTAAATTTAGAAGAATTTATCAGTATCCGCCGCAAAGAGCTTATTGACATTGAAGAAACTATCGCTGCACAAGAAGAACTTTCCCGGCAGCGTATAGATGCTTTGTTGAGTGCCGATCGTATGGAGCTGAGCGAGCGCGAAGCTGAAGTTACTGCTCGCGAGCAAGCTATTGAGGAAGAAGAACTTGAGCTGCAATCTAGAGTAGAAGCCCTTAAAGCTAAAATACTTGAAGAATCCAGGCTAACCCTCGAAAGAGAGCGTTTGCAGTTCGAGCAGCAGTGCGAACAAGAGCTAGCAGAATTAGCGGAGAGAAAAGCTCAATTAAATGAAGAAGAATCTTTCTCAATTGCTGAAATTGAAGAACTTGAAGCACAAAAAACTAAGGAAATTCAAGATTTTTACGCCAAACAACAATCTGAATTTGAAGAAGTTTGCAAGTTGCGCGAAGATGAATTTAAAGAATTCAAAAAAGAGTTTTTGGAGAAGCACCACGAACAAGTCGATCAACTCAAAGCCAGAATCGAACAGTTGGAATCAGAACTTTCTCACGCAGCCAACACGATCGCACAGTTGCAGGAATCTTTTCCAGAAGATTTGCAGCCTAGCACGATCGCAGCTAGAACTATTCGCGACGTGCTCAAATCTCAAGGTATTAACTGCCAGTATAAAAGCAGTTATTTGCACGAGGACGGGCGCATTTTTGTTCGTCTCAGGATTGATTATTCTGAAGCAAAAATTAGACCTTATTTAGGTTTAGTCCAGCAAAGATTGCAAAGCGAGAAGATTGCGCTCTCAATTGCCAAGGGCGCAATGCAATTCTCGTTTATGCCCGACGCAGCCTCAATTTCAGCCCGCGTAGAGGATAGCGCGGTTAGCGAGTACCAAAGCGCAGCAATCGACACTTTTAGCGCAAAATCCGCGCTTGAAGAACCTTTGGAAAACTTCTTAGCGTTTTTGAAAACTATGGAAGATCCGCTTGTGCCGATCGACCCTCGTCACAACTCAGAGATTTCTGTTGTCGAGAGAAATTGGATTCTAAAGCTGTGGCTGATTGAAAAAAATCAAAACCAGCGACACGTTTGCGGAATTGTTTATCAAGCGCGATCAAGCGGCGATTCTCGCAAGTTCGTAATGGCACTTGATCGAGTGCGAAAAATTTTGGATGCGTACAACATTCCTTATCAAGTAAGGAAAAAAGAAGAAGTTAAAATTTAAAACTGTAACAACCATGAAATATTCTGATTTACCAGAAAGAGTGCATGACGCCAAAGTAGAAGCCTCAATAGATGCTATTGATCTCTTGGCGTATGACGAATCTTTAGACTCAGCGTCTGTACACGAAATAACAGCTAATCGGCGCAACGTGGAACCTGGCTTAGTTAAAGGTTTTGTTAGAGAAGTAATACAAAAGAGGTATAACCATGAATATTAAACAACAGAACCACGCCGTCCCCGGTTACGTGTATCTAATTTACGACCCCGCCGTGCAACTTTACAAAATAGGCTTATCCCGATCGCCCGCAACCCGACTGCGATACCTCAAGCAATCCTATGGCACTCAGCTAAAACTGTTGCAAGTTGCTTGGACGTTTAATATGCTGTTTGTGGAACAGTCGCTGCACAAACAGTTTAAATTGGTGAGAACATATCGAGGTAAAATTGATGGTGGCACGGAGTGGTTTAATTTTGATTGGTGGGTTGTGCCGTATGCTAAAGCTTGTTTATTAGGTAAATGCTGGGCGGTCAACAGTTGTTATATGTTGGGTGCGATCGGGCTGATTGTCGTATTGACTGCTTTGACAAGTTTGTTGATAGGTGTTTTTGTTAATTAGGGAGTTGTTAAAATGGATGCAAATCAAAGACTATCACTTCAAAAACGTATTGAATCGCATATTGTTTCAAAAAATGATTGCTGGATAACCAACTACAAAATATGCAATGTAGGCAGATGTAAAATTCAAGCAATCAGCATCAACAATAAAAACTTTAAACTTACCCGTATTGCATACGAAGTATACAAAAACGAAGAAATTCCAAAAGGTTTATGCGTTTACCATAAGTGTCAAGATTCGCTTTGCATCAATCCCGAACATCTTTTTTTAGGAACTAAAGTTGAAAACGGGTTGAATCAAAGACGGCGCAACAAGCAAGCAAAAGGTTCTAATGTAAAGGGAGCTGGGAAGTCCCGATTTACCGAAAATCAAGTTATGGAAATAAAAAAGTTATTATTTGAGCAGCAACTTACTATACCAGAAATTGCCCAACTGTTCGGAGTGAGTCGTTCAACGATCGGAAATATTAGTAGAGGTTTAGCGTGGAATCACATAGATTATGCAGGTGAGTAAATGTTTAATTTAAACTCCGAACCATTTGAATACACGCTTAAAGATTTTGCTGTTCCTCCCGATCGCACTCCAGAACAGGAACAGCAGAAAACTCAGTTATTGGATGAAATACAGCAAGAATTCGAGCGGTTGGGTATAGATCGGGAATTTCAAGAAATGCTGAGCTATCAAACCACGGGAAGCATTCAAATAGGTACGGTAGAGTCTAATTTTGACTTGATGCTTTTTAGGGATTATTTAAGACGGCTGGAAAGTAGGAGTGTTGAATAGTGAGTAGAAACTTGTGTCGATCAATCTGCTGCAACAATACCGTCCGGTTGTCGGACTTGAGGGGCAAGCCGATCGAGTTTCGCCGCTTCCACACGGAACCCCCACACATTGGTACGCGCTGGGATTGCCCGACTTGTGGCATTGCATATTTTGCCATCTGGCGAGATGCCGAGTGATGTTTCAACGGCAGAACAATGGCGTTGGCTCGGGGTTTTGTTATTGATTTGAGTTACTACGAATCTTACAACGACGAACCGGGCAAGCTTTCAGAAATAGAGAATCCGAGGCATTTGTGCTTGGATGATGCAGAAGATATTCAGGAAATTTGGGGTGATTGAGTTGCCCGGTGGTGCGTACATCGTCTAGCGCGGTCAACCCGACCGCAAGCGGTAATTACCAGGCATATTGGTCATTGGTCATTAGTCATTAGCTATCACCAGTGGCAATTACCAGGTATTGCCTAATAACACCTCTCAACTTTCAAGAAAACCGAGGCAACTGCCGAGAGCAGCCTCATGTATTTTAACAGAGTAGACATAGGCAGCATTGCTACGTCAAACGCAGTTGTGGACGATCGTACTGCCTTAACAACCTTCGCCAAGTAGTAGTTGACGATTCGTATTGTCTAAGATAGCCCGGTACACTTCCTCTTGGTTCTCCACTGGGACGTAATCTTGAAGGACAGAGCGCGGAGTCTGGGCTATTAAATCATCTTTACCTAATTGTTCTAAAAACCGTTTTAGATCGGCACCGGATTTGAAGTTTCTAATGCCGTGCTTCTTCTTCAGAAATTCCACTATTTGAGAGAGTGTCTGACCTTTAAATTTGACGTTCTCTTTGATTACTTCAATGGTCGGTTTTTCAACTTCGACGATCGCACCAGCAACACCCCTTAGAGCCAAAGCAACGGGAGCGCCGTGCAGTGTCACAAGATTGCTGTCAAGTTCCCGGCCCCGGTTTCGGAGCCTCTCGGTTTCTACGCACTGTTTGGCTAATTCTACTTCCAGTTCAAGTTCTTGGATGCGCTCGCTTTGCGCCGGGACGACTTTTTTGACAGTTCGTTCACACTCAAGGAAGTATTTGCGAATCTCTCTCCCTTGACTTGTGCCAGCCATCATTCCCAGCGATTTGAGACACTCAACAGTCAACATGATTTGTTCATAAGGGCGTGAAACTACTCTAGAGCCTTCGTTTTGAACCTTAACCATTTGGTTTAGGTTAAAATCCAGCTCTTGTTCAAAGTTGTTGAGTAGCTTATTTTTTGCTTTTTGCTTCGTTGCGTAGCCCAGCCATTGCCATGCGTCGTCAAAATTTACTGGAAATTGATTGTCGCTATTTACGAGCGCGATCGCCAAGTCTTGAGAAAAAGTATTCTCGTGTCGCGTGATTGAGTTAAAATCGTTCATATAGTTCCACCGTGTTAGGGACATTTGCAAGCCAGTCGGTTTACTCCCGATTGGCTTGCTGCATTTCTACCAGTTTACCCGATCACACGTATTGCACCAACTCTTGCAAATTGGCTAAACTTCTATTTATCACCAAATTTCTTCCTCTTCATCCGCTACTGCGTCGCACTTCACCTCTTTCGCAGCCGTCACCACCGGAACCAGTTTTTTCACTTCGGCAATATTTGCTTCCAAAATATTCCGCTTTTTGTTCGGCCTCGCAAACTTGCTCAAAGTAGCCCAAATCGTTGTCTTCGCCGCTATAGCCACTTCATCTACTTCACTGGCAACATTAGTCGCGCCGCCATCAACGGACTCGCTCAATACTGGCACGGCAAGAGGAGGCAGAGAACTGGGCTCGTCACTTGGCTGAAGTGCTGGTGGCAAAGCTGATTGTATTTCGTGCAGTGCGATCGCCGCTTCCTCCACCGACACTGACGGCTTTGCTCGCAACCAAGAATCTACCACCGGAGTCTGCACTCCCAGCGCCGACTGTCGTTCCCATTCCTCTTTCTGAAACACTACCCGCGCTTTGATGGTTTCCCAGACTGCTGCCATCTCCTTTGGTCGCGATACTACTTGCGCTGCTTTCCGGGCCGCCTCCTGCGGGGTTGTGCCGGGGCGGGAGAGGAAGTCCGCTTCTAGGCACTGAATTGCGATCGCACAAGGGACGCCCGGTGCTGTTTCCCATTCCCGTTGTTCTGAAGTTCCCAGCGGTACGCCTGCCTTGAACTCTTCCCAGTAGGTGCAGGGTGTGCCAGTTCTCAAGTTTTGGACGATCGTAAACGCCCAAGCAACCGGGGATTTTCGCCCTAGTCGTTTGCCCAAATCTTCTAGCTGGGACTGGAATTCCCTAAGCTCAGTCTCGTTCCAGTATTTAGCGGACTCGGCGGGCGCGGAATACTGATCCGATCGAGTGCTTGCTGTTTTTGCAAACAAGTTGTTTTCTTGACACTGGTATTCACTTTCAGTCTCTTGGATCTGGCATTCGGTTTCTACTTCCAAATTTTCAAAACCCGCTTCTCTCTCAATACTTTGGATATTTGATATATCTATATTAATTACGTTTTCAAAACCCGTATCTGGAAAACCCGGATACGGATTAAACGACGCAGCAGCAAGGGTTTCAGTTTGCCGTTTTACCTCTGTTTTTTGACCGCTTTTTGCTCGTTGCCTTGCTTCCCGCCTCAAGTTTTTGGGAGCTTGGTCGGGACGATCAACTGCGATGACGTTGCCCCTGGCGTCAATATTCTCGTCGCTGGGGGGTGCGGGGATTTCATTGATTTCCCAGTCCGATCGCAGAAACCGACCTGCAGCATCTCGAATGCTGCGACAGACTAAATAACCCAATTGCTTGAGCCGAGTAATGGCTCTTTGGATTGCACTCGTGCCTTCCAGCATTTGATTTGACAGGTGTTTGGCGTTTGGCTGCCAACCTTGCGGCATATTTAGCAGGATAGTCATTACTCGGCACTCAACCGCACTCAAGTTTGGATTCTTGGCTATATTTGAAGAAACTATTACGAAGGGGTTTGCGGCGTTTCTAGGGGCGTGATTAGTAGTCATGGCTTGAGTATTTTTGTTGATCTTGCCCTGGAAACCAACCCTAAAGACATTCGTTGTTTCAGAGTTGATTTCTACGAAAAAATTAGTAATGTAGAAATGGACGCCCATTAGGGCTGTAATACTTGGTTTCAGCAAAATGGGGTTCTTGCTGTGCGATCTCTATGGAGAGGTTGTCATTGCTTGTCAGTCCTGGTTTGTAATTAAGCAAACGAACTGTTCTACTGGTAGAACAATTTTCTACGAATTCCAATGCGCTAAACGTTACAAAAAAGTCATGGTCTTCAGTCCAAATTTGGACGATAGAATCCACTAGACATTTTTGAAGCAAGTTTATTAGCTGCTCAACAGTTAAACATTGTTCTTCTGTTGGTTTTGAGGGCTGTGACATGATTTATTGCTTGCCTATGTGTTGGGTTTGTTATTGATTGAAAGCTATACCGATCGCCCGCCGCTCTTCCTGTTCTTCATCTGCCAGTTATACTCCCATAGCAGCAATTGCAAAATATTAGCTCGCCATTTCATTTCACCCGCAACCCGCCGGGTAAAGAATCGGGCTGACTGGGTTGGGGTGATAGCTTCCACCAAGTCTTCGCCGACAGCTATGTAGCCCATCTCTTCCAGTAGGGTGACAACTCTGTCGGCACTTACGGGCATTCCCGCCATCCGTTCTAGCCTGTCTGCCAGTTGCTCAATAGTGAAGTACCGCTCGGCATCCGCAAGCGCGATCGCCGTGTCGCGACTTAGCAAGAATTTTTTGTTTGGCGGGAACGCGGCAATTAGCTCTTGCAGTACCCGGCGCTTCTGAATCTCCATTGTCAAGTTTTGCCGGCAGTCGTAAGGCAGGTTGTCGAAAACGTAGTCGATTTGGAGGAATTGCTCGTCAAGGTCGATCGGGGCGCTCAAGTTGTCGTACTCGTACCGCTGGTAATATTCTTCGTCCTCATCATCTTCGTTGAAGTCGTCATCGTCCCCGCCATCATCCCCACCACCGTTGCCAGTTCCGCCGGAGCCTGCCCCGCCGAATCCACCGGATGTGCCTCCGGTTCCGGGAGTGCCGGGTGTAGTTGATGTGCTGGAGTTTCCGGTGCGGGCGATCGGGGGCCATAAAGTTTCCGATCGGAGAATGGGAGCAAATTCGGATTCGCTCAACTGCGCGTACATCCCGGTTTGACAAACTGCGGGGAGGACGTGTTCAAATACCCATTGCTGAAAGTTGGTCGCTTCTTTCAGGCGGCTGCTGAAAATTAGGCGGTAGATTTCCGGTTGCTGGGCGATTTTTAGTTTTAGGTTTTGGATGTTGGATATTAGATTTTGGTCGATCGGGGTTGGGTCACTCTCCGGCTGTGCGTGGAAATAGCCACCAGTTTTGCGGATGGTTGGCAGCACTTCCGACGTGACCCACTTGCGAAATAGTTTTGCCGAGGGTTTGCGGCTGCTGAGTACGAGCGTGTACATCCCGGATTCTGACACTATTGCTGTATTTGGGTTGCCGGGAGTTCCGTCGTTTAAAACGACAGTATTTTTTTCGTCATCATCAAGCCGTGATAGTGCGTGTCGTGAGTTTTTGATTTCTACCGCAGCGCAAATATCTTTTGCTACAAACCACGGGTCATTATTTCGGGTCAGCAGGCGCACGGGCTGGCTTTGGAAGTCGAAAACTGATAAACTGGACGAGTTAGCTGAATTTAGTTGATGGTTCACTTTTGTCTCCTAAGTTGGTTGACCGCCCCCTGGATGCTGATAACATCGCAGGGATAGCATTTTTAAAATCAAATTATGGCTCTGGTCACTTGTTCGGAATGTAAAGGTAAGGTTGCCTCGACCGCCGCTGCCTGCCCCCACTGTGGCGCTCCCGTTGCCGGGAAGCGAGCTACTCAGATAGAGGGTGCGAACGCTCTGATTTTGCTTGGCTCTTGCATAGCAGGTTTGTTCTTGGGGCTTCTCTTGTCTAGGTTTGCCAATGAAGACCAAATTAATTTGCGGGTTGCCTTGGGCTTTACCGGCTTAATTGCTCCCCCGGCGGCGGCGTTGTACTGGTCGTCGCGGCGGCAGGGGTAAAAATTTGCCAAACATGGATGCCTAGTAACGCATATCTATAACCTATACAGATAAATAGCTTTTGTAAAGGGGTTGCCTAGACAAAATTAAAGCGAACTCTTAGTTTTGAAACTAAGGGTTCGCTTTAAGGTCTAAGGATTCAAGCAGTGAATCGCACAATTGCCTGAGAGATCGATTCTTCTCTCTCAGGCTGCCAATTCCCCCGTGAAACGTTCTTCCAGTTTTTTCAGTTCATTGGTGAACCGACTTGTTAGCCGAACTTCTAAATCTGCTAGCTCATTCCCCGGTGCCTGTTCAAACGACACATTGTTTTTAAGATACTCCCTCATAAACTTATTCATTAGTTCGGTTGCCGTAGTTCCGTCCTCTTTGGCTTTTTCTATGAACGCCTGCTTCAGTTCGTTGTTAGTTCTGATATTTAGTTGACCGTCTTGCTGTTTTCGCATTATTTTCGTTTTTGCTTTGCAGTGGTATATACAATAGCCTAGCTTTTTATCTGTTCCATAGCAATAGGGTTTTGGCTTATAAGCTGCTCATATACCTTTTTGCATATTTGCCTATAAATTTGATATATTTTGCCTAGATAAGTAGTTGACATCTGCCTAGGCATTGCCTATACTAAAGGAAGAAAGCAAAAGCGACTCACACCCCGCCCTGGAAAAGCAAGTATGAGTCGCCCGAAAACCCACTGTTACAGCGAGATAATCAAATGATACCACTCCACACCCAACAATCCCTAGACAAGCTCACCTGGAACGAAGTCCAAAAGCTTCATTCCGCCCTCGGTCTGAAAGCCACCTCCACCACCCGCACCCGCCGCGACTACCAACGCCGGATTGTAGAAGCCCAACCGCAGCCCGTAGTCGAGCCAGAACACATCGCCACTCCGCTGACTTGCGCCACTTGCCCTCTAGCCCGTCGCATCGACGGCGATCGCTACTGCTGCGAACTGACCGACGCCGTAACCCGAGGACACTGGGAAGCCAAAAGCGACTGTTACGAAGAAGTCGCTAAGACCCAACCAGAAGCCGAAGTTGTTGAAACTGAAGCGCCGATCGCCGCCGAAGTAGCCCCCCAAGAAACCGTCGCATTCCAACCAACCACTGCTACCCCAGTAAAGACCCGGTTAACAAACCACCCTTTCCGCTACTGTCGCGACATTTGGATGGGTCAACATTCATTCTCAAGCGCTACTTACGGATTGTGTGAGTGCAGCGATTGCATTTCAGTTGCTCAGCCGAAAATCAATGAACCCGCAGCACCCGAAGAAATCCAAGCTAAAACAGAATCTACACCCGTTTTCACTCCTGCTAACCAAATGCAAAAAACAGCCAGGTTTGAATTTGCCAAAAACAAAATCAAGTTTAGGGGTGAAGTTTATACAAAACTTCCAAAACCAGAAGGTCATGTAGAGTCGTCTAGTTTAGTAGTCCATTCTGGCTTGGTAGTTGGAATCGTTACGTGGGTTGGTCAATCTAAAGACGCCGGCTGGCGGTGGAAGTTGGTTTATAGCGATATTGCTAGCCAAACTTCTCCTTACAAGTTTCTGGCGGAAATGGTCAAAGATGGCTATTCCTTCTACAGGTTGAATCAATGGCAGGGGGTTCCTGCCTACTATGGCGCTGAACCACTTCTTGAGTTGCCTACTCTTGATAATTCAGTATTACCCGCTCCACTGTTGCCTTGTGTTCTGGTTACGGCTACTACTGAAGAGACACCAGACAATGCACCGCCGAATCGTGGCAATGGTCGCAACAGAGTGCAGCCGACAGGTGGAGGGATTGTTAAAATCGCAGCATTCCCCCGCACTGCAAAGCCAGATAACCTCATGTCCTCAATGACTCAGGAAGATGATTTTGACCGTGAGTTTTACGACTTAGCCTACTTATCAGAGCAGCAACTCAAAGCGCAGTTGGCGGTTGAAAAAACCGTCATCGGTTCAGAGGACGAGGCGATCGCCTTGCTGCACCTTGCGAGAATTGACAAAGATATTGAATTTTACGGGCGATCACAGCCCGAACCGTCTCCGTCCCCGGTCATCGTAAAACTGGAGCAACAAATGTCTGAACTAAAAAAAGATGTCTTGAGCTTGTTTAAGATTACGCCGTTTGACTCGTCCATTCTGCCCACACATGACGAAGATTTAGACGAGCAACCACCGACGGAAGAGTCGGAAGGCACTATTCACTGGCGGACGCCGCTTGAGGGGGCGATCGTAGGTAAGAAAGGAGCGACTCGTCAATTTTATATCCGCAATGACGAGATTTTTATCATCATCAACGCCGGGTTCACCGCATCCGAGACGAAGCACCCGAACGTGCGACATCAACAAATCAGAGCAGCTATTGAAGCCGGGCGCGCCTTCAATCCCAAGATGTACAAACAGTATGCCTGTTTTGCGCGAGAAACGGAAAATTACAACGGAATTGGTCGCATCAAGCAAGGACAGGATGGTCGCTGGTGGGCGTGGTCTATTTGGAGTGAGGCTGGTACTGGTCATCCATTTTTCTCGAAGGAAATTGCAATCAGCTACCTAGATAAAATGACCCAGCAACACCAACTTGCAAGACAAAGCGCAGTTTGCGCGAAGTAATATGTCGGCTCAGTGCCAGCGGGAGCGGTAAAACGGCTGGTCAAGCTAAAAACAAATCAACCAATTTCAAAAAATGAAAATTACTTTTAACGGAATTGAATTGGCTCAAGCATCTTGCCGTATTAGCCATAAAACTAAGTGGTTCGCAAGATTACCGGTTGAGTGGATCGACTGGAAATACAACTCTCACATGATTGCCGGCGGATCGTTAAACAGAGCTACGTACCTCTTAGGCGTACTCAGTCAAGAGGATTACGATTCTTGACAAACGAAAGTGTTCAGTGCCGACAGGAGCTTTGTAAGGGTCGGCAAAACTAAATCAAACAAACTCTACAAAAGCCCTACAAAACTATGACTACCGTTGCAACTGACTCTCTGTATTGTTCAGAAGAATTCCTTGACCGCGCTGTACCTGTACACGACACAATTGACGGCAGTTATGTTGTTTGGCTAGTTGATTTTAATTCGCAAGTTGCTACGGTTTGTTTTTTGAGCGCTTACGAGAATAAAGAGTGGCAAGCATACAAGCCACCAACAAAAACTATGTTTTTAGATTTTTTAAAATCTCAAGAACAGAAAGCGAGCAGACGCAAAACCTTGAGAGACTTACTCAATGAAGGAGTTAAGCTCGTTCCTGTTTTCAGTAGCCCAAGCTGCACATCTTTCAATGTTGGCTTTTTTTACAACGGAATCCCACACAAGATTTCTTCGCAACAATTCACCAACGAAACAGATGCTCAAGAGTTTATTGACGCCTTTCTGACGCACAAATAAAAGCGCTATCGCCAACCAGCGGTACGGCTGAACAGAACCGCAACAACCAAACTAAAAACAGACCGAACTAAACCAAATCTAAAACCCATGACTAAGCAAACAGAAAATCAACGCTCTACCTTTTCAGTCTTCGGAAGCAAAGCAGCCAACGAACTACTCGTTCCAGAAATCCCGATCGCCGTTCGTAACAACTGCCAGTCAGGGCAGTGGGCGATTGGGGATGCGGACTACGGTTCAAAATGTTCAATGACAATCCTCAAATTCTCCAAGTTTTTTGGCTCCCTCGGTCAAACCTCAAACAGTCTATGGGGTCAACTCTGGTTCGTTGCCGAAAGTGGTGATTTACCACAGGGAACAGTGATGGTGACTTACATCAAAAATCGCACGTTGAACGACTTTAACCGTTTGGTTGCATCAGTTCAATCTCGTGGCGTAGAGCCAGCAACCGGAGTCTTCATTCCTGAATTTGTCAAGCATTCCGGTCAGAAACCAGACGACAGTGGCGTAGTTAAGCCAATTAATTACTACAGCTTGAAATGGTCTTGGCAAGAGCGAAAAGACTGGGCTGTAATTGACCAAGCCGCAGCGGTGTTATCAGACCCCAGTAACCTGTCTCGGATGGTTGATTGGGATGGGACAAAAGCAATGCAATGTCTCGACAACCTTTCGCCACAAGAAGCAGCGTATATTATGCGCGGAGACACCTATTCTCAACCAGTGTTTGCCTCGGTTGACGATGTGTTAGATATTCCGGCACTCCCATCGGCTAGCTAGTTAGTCCACGGCTAGGTGGTTAATTACTATCTAGCCGATCGCCTCTCACACAACCATGCAACCAGAACCAGACTTTCTTGCAATTCCACCGATCGCTATCCTCCGCCCATCCGTCCAAATCCCGGACAACCTGCCAGAGGGAGTTCAAGAGCAGGTCGATTTATTCTTGGCAGATTACCCAAAAAGTGGCCCTGAGCTAGTCCGCCGATACTTAAACTTGGTTATGAGTGAAGAGTACCGCTCATCTTCTATGGGGAGATCGGAAACTCACAAGCTTGAAGCGACTCGCCCTCATCAAAGAAACAGAGTCAAGGAAATCAATGAACCCAAGAAAACTAAAAAAGGTACAAGCAAGAGTTCGCGTATTAGAGCGGTTAATTAACACTTTTGCCTATTGTCGGAAGCTAATTCGTCGTTATATTGCAGAGTTGATTGATAAAGAAGTGATATTGCGACAGTTTCAAGTTCAATCCGTGTCATATCCGGTTAATCAGAATGCTCAATTGTGTTTGTTTTAGCGAATTACTGGCTCGCTCCCAGTTTCCTCATGGATAGAGATGGATTAAAAGCAATTATCGGCGGCATGGCTGAGGCATTAAGATTGGTTGCCACCCAACCAGAATTTCAAAAAGCACAAGCAACTTTGATTGCTCCCGCTGACAATAGCGCAGAAGTTTCTTTGACCGACGCTTTAGATATGGCAGTATCTTTGCTCGATCTCGTTTATGAAGAGCTTGATCGAGAAATACCGCCGCCTCAAGAAGACCCAAATTTGTCGGTTTATCGAGAGTTTCTTGGAAAGTGTTGGAGAGAAAAATAAATGAAAGCGACTTACGATGTCACCGACAAAACCGGGCAATTGAAACTAGCGATCACCCAGCAATTACTCCCCAGCCTGCCACCTATCCCAGTCGGGAATTACAGCCTGATAGCGATTGATCCGCCTTGGGCTTACAGCTTGCGAGAAACAGATCCATCACATAGAGGTCGTTGTCCTTACCCTTCTATGTCCGACGCTGAAATACTGGGCTTGCCTGTTGGGGCGATCGCCGATGTCAACTGCTACCTCTTGTTATGGGTGACAAATAATCACCTACTACTGGGGTTTGAGTGTTTGAAAGCTTGGGGGTTTGAGTATAAGTCAATTTTCACATGGGTGAAAACGACGAAGGCAAGCACAGAGGAAAATCCAAGACCAAATATCGGCATTGGTCATTATGGGCGAAACTGCACTGAACATTGGTTAGTCGCGACCAAAGGCAAACCCGGCAGTTTTACATCACATGGGCTGACTAATATTCCCAACGTCATTCATGCCCCGCGTGGCAAGCATAGTCAGAAGCCGGAAGAATTTTGGGTAATTGCTGATCGACTTGCCAAGAAATTAGGTGGCAAAAACATAGAGTTGTTTGCGCGACAGCGGCGATCAAATTGGGATTCGTGGGGCGCGGAAAGTCCTGAAAGTTGAACACAAAAATCAAAATTAACGCAAAAACATGAGTAATATTCAGTGGACGAATGAAACTTGGAATCCATTAGTTGGATGCTCAAAAATAAGTGTTGGCTGCGCTCGTTGTTATGCCGCCGAAGCGACAAAGTCTGCACGGTTGCAGCAGTTTCCTCAGTATCAAATGGTCAAAGACTGGGACGGCACGATCGCGTTTGTTGAAAAACAACTACTAAAGCCGTTATCTTGGAAAGCTTCCAAAAAAGTGTTTGTCTGTTCAATGTCCGATATTTTTCACGCCAATGTAAAAGATGAATGGATAGACAAAATTTTTGCTGTAATGGCATTTGCTCGGCAACACACATTTCAAATTTTGACGAAACGCCCAAAGCGGATGCAGCAGTATTTGTCAGAGTCAGCAACAGTCGATCGGATTGAAGAGGCAGGTTACAGTTTTACGCACAATATGGACTGCATCAATAACTGGCCGTTGCCTAACGTATGGCTAGGAACGTCGATAGAGAATCAAGAAGTTGTAGATCAACGCATCCCATATTTGCTAAACACTCCGGCGGTAGTTCGGTTTTTAAGCTGTGAACCATTACTGGAATCCGTCGATCTTTCTAGTTATCTTTCGGACTTTTTGTGGGCAGATCTAGACGGTAAATATTTGCCTGGAGTAAGTTGGGTCATTGTCGGCGGAGAGAGTGGCACTAAATCCCGTCCTTGCCATCGAAACTGGATTGAGTCGATCGTCACCCAATGTCAAGAAGCGTCAGTCGCGGTATTTGTTAAGCAGTGGGGTCAGAACGCTATCGGCTACGCTCCATATATTGATGGCGTAGCAGTATCTCACTCTCGAATCAAACTCAAAAACCGCAAAGGGGGAGATATGGCGGAGTGGCCTGAAACCATTCGAGTCCGCCAATTCCCGATTGTCTAAGACTACCACTTACAATCCCGGCGGAACTGACTGCAACTTCGGTTCCGCTAATCTAACTATACCCTAAGCGAAAATAATGAAGCTACGCGCTGCCACACTTTGCTCTGGTATCGGAGCGCCAGAACACGCTCTAGTTGATCGGTACAACTTCAAATTTTGCGCCGAAATTGAGAAATTCCCCAGTGTCGTATTAGCTCATCACTACCCAGAAACACCCAATCTTGGCGACATCACAAAAATAGACGGGACGCTCTGGCGCGACAAAATTGACATAGTAATTGGTGGCCCGCCGTGCCAATCTTTCTCGGTAGCAGGCGATCGGCAGTCGTTAGACGATCCACGAGGAATGTTGACCTTTCAATACTTAGAATTACTCAAACAAATTCAACCAGCTATTGCCATCTATGAAAATGTACCAGGAATATTATCGGCAGCAGGGAATCCCTGGGGCAAGTTTTTGGGCTGCACTGTCGGCTCAGACGAAATCAACCCACCGGACGGAAAATGGCGACGTGCAGGTATGGTTGCCGGAAAATATATCTCCGTGGCCTGGCGAACGCTCAATGCTCGAAACTTCGGACTCGCCCAAAATAGGGAACGAGTCTACGCAGTTGTCGTCGATTCTCGAAAACTTGGAAGATTGGTTAATGCGCCATCCTGGTTCGACAGCCGACGATTTTTATCAATACCTGGAGAGATATCATTTGAGTTTAACGGCTGTGTCCGGGTTGCTTCGTCGCAGCAAAGCACGAGGAAAAAAGCTGCATCCGACACTGGAACACGCATTGAATTTCCTCCACCAATCTCTGACACCCTCGGACAAGGACACGGTGGAGGCGGAAACCGAATTGACGGAGTAGGTTGCTACATTCCGATCGCCGTTGGATTTAGCTCGATTGACTACGGCAACGGAGCTAAATCGGAACTATCACCAACTTTGCGAGCCGGTAAATGCGGTAATAGTTCGGCAGTAGCCTTCCCCTCCGTCGGCTTTAGCAAAGTAGATGCTGGTGGCGACGCTAGAGAAGAATGCGCTCCGACGTTGAGGGCCGGTAATTTTCACAAATCGCATATCAGCAGCACAGCTAGCGGCGCGTCGATTGCCTATTCTGTGGATTGCCGACAAATGACATTACGCCAAAATAGTTCTAATGCTTTACTGGCAAAAGGTTCTGGTGGATGGTCGCTCGATCAAATTTCTCCTGTCGTTGTTAAGCAAGTTTTGGGTTGGGAAATTCGCAGGCTAACCCCGATCGAATGCGAACGATTGCAAGGCTTCCCAGACGATTACACTAACATTCCTTGGAGAGGTAAGCCATATTCTCCTAATAGCTTGCGCTACAAAGCTTTGGGCAACTCTATGGCGGTGCCGTGTTTGCGCTATATAGCTGATTGCCTGGACATGGTGTTGCAACGATATCAAACATTTTTTGACGAACCTGACGCGCTTGATATTTATTTAGCTGGGCTTCAAGTTGAAGCAAAAGAACAGATGGCGCGCGATCGGTTCAAGGCAACTGAAGGAACTCAACTTTCTCTCTTTTAAGTGAGGTTTTATGATTCCACATCCTGATTGGGGCTGGGGCGAAATTGCAGATATCGCGCCCGATCAAATCTTCCTCCGGTTCCCCGGCGGTTTTGGGGCTTGGTTCGATCGGGCTGACTTTGTGGCGCGGATACCGCATAGGATGCCCCGATCAAAGTCAGAAGCAGTTGTTTTTCGACACATGGGATATGCGGTGCCGGAGTGGGATTAATTTTCATTGTCAATAGATACGTGGGCAAATTAAATGAATACTCAACCAATTCCAAGAATAATAGAAAAAGCCAATCCTGGATTTCAGGAATTTACCGTGACTGACTTTGCCGAACCTCCGCAAGAAACTGACGAGCAAAGAAACCAGCGGACAACTTTGCTTGAACAAATCAAGTCCGAGCAAAATCGTTTGAATATTGACAACGCAATGCTGGAATTTTTAACGCACCAGCAAACCGGGGCTACCCGGTTGGACACTGTACCGATTTTTAATGTGATGCTATTTCGGGATTATTTGCGAGGTTTAGAATCTCGGCAAGTGCCTGCGATTGAGCCACCGCCTTATCTCGACTTTGTGGATGGTATTTTGTATATGGGAGGAAACAACAAAGGCTTAATAGATAGTTGGGTTTACTTCCTGACTAAATCCCATTCATTCGCCAAATCGGGTAACTGGGATGTTGCGATCGAGCAGCGCTTTTTAAAACCCGTAAAATATCAGGCAATAATTAAAGGAGTGTGCAGTGTTGAGGCTCTTAAATGGATTGAGCAAAATTTTGATCCAAAAAAACATCCGCCGTTTCATCTGATCTCTGAATGGAAACGTCCTGACCCGATCGTTACTCCTAAACACACTGAGCCGATGTGGGTCGTAAAAGTGGATATGCACGAAATTTTTAAGGGCCCCGAAACAGAAGCAAAACAACGCGCTTTTGAATCGGCCCAAAGCCCAAAGACAAAAATTGTTAGTTTAATTTCCCCAGACTTGAAACACGAGGTGTACAAATAATGGGCTTCCCGATCAACCCCAACACCAACCAGCCGATTGACAACTGCCGCTCTACCCGCAAAAAGAAAGAACAGCACCCCAACGCCAAGTTAACTCAAGAGCAAGTAAACCAGATTCGCCGTCTGGTTGCTGAGGGAGTCGATCGCAAGTCTTTGGTTGTTCGTTTTGGAGTTAGCAAAAGTACGATCGCAGCAATCATCAAGGGCAATGCGTGGCAAAATACAACTCGGAGAAAACAAGGGGAATCAATTTGACTGGTGATCGGTTAGCAACTTCCACAGCACGAGACTTCAAAGGAGCCTCGTCGACAAAAAAGACCGGGACAAGTGCGACATTGGCGAACAATTTACTGCCATCGATCCTGCCCGGACAGTCAGCAAACCCTCAAGTATGGGGATGAATGATGGGATTCCCGCTGAACTGGGCGGATTCGGTGCTGATGCCGCATCTTGGCTCGCTGGGATTGGACGATCGGGATGGTGGCTCGACAATTCCCCGCCTGACCGAGCCGGAATTGACGGCAAGCGAATAAAAGGCCGACGGGAGTGCATCAATCACTACGGTGCCGCCTGCACCCCGATGCAAGCGGTGCCGATGGCGCTAAGGATTAAATATTTACGTTCAATTATTTAATAAATGAGTGTCTCGTTGCGACAGATAAGGCACTTTTAAATCTAAGATTGCTGCTATAATGCTATATTTATAAATATTTCGCATTTACAATTATAGTTCACGCAAACTCAGGGAAGCATAGAGTTGAGAATTATTTGTTCAAAAACAATTGCCAAGTTTTTGGTAGTTGAAACCTCAATAATTCATTTATTGCCTGCAACTTATTAAAGAGTTAACCTTTCTAATGTTAGACCAATACGAAAATGTAGTTCTATTCACTTTATTCGTATTAACTTTAGGATTGATTACGGCTATCGCTCTAATCGTTATCTTGTTCAAGACAGTTACTTTGTTAAAACAAGAGAACAAGTTAATAAAAAATGAAAGCAGAAAGCTCAATGCAAATAACAAAGTATTACATAGTTCAATAGCGCGAATTCTTATAGTTGTTCAATCAGGCGCTGACGAAATAGTATGCTTAAGACAACAAATGAATCAAGTTCACCAATGGCTGGGTGAGGTTCTAAGTATTAGTAACTTAATTCGCAGTGAAGAAGGAATAGACAATACTACTGTAATAGAAGAGTTGCGGCAGCGTGTAAAATGGGCTGAAGAAGAAGAACATCAACGAGTCGATGACAGAGACTACTATAAAGGAGATTAAATGAAAGCATCAACATTAGCGGATTTTGTAATTGTTTTCGTAGCAATTTCTGCAATTATCATACTATTCAGTTACACATTATTGACTTGGACTACTAAAGAAATCCCCTCGGATATGGTTTCTGTAGGTGTTACTCTTGCAGGTGGTGCAATTGCTGCTGGGGCTTTAAAAAGTAAATCCAAATTAGACGCTTCAGTCAAAGGATCTTTTGTTAACTATTCATTGATGGGATTAGCTGTTACTCAATTACTTCTAGTTATCAACTATAATTCTTTAATTTGGGCTGAGAGATTAATTCCAGAAAAATTAGCGCCGTCTATTCACGGGCTTGTCATAATCCTTTTAACTATAACAAACTTTAGTGACTCTGGATACAGGAAATCTGATTCTTCACAACCCGAAGAAAATGCCTTGTTGGTTGACGAAGAAATTCACGTTGAGTCTCTTCAAAACAAATAAACTTTCCAGTCCTCTCCTACGAATAATGCCCGCTCAGAATGGCGGCGGCGTGTTAGCCCTGGTAATTCCTGCCCGTCGGCTTTATTCCACCGTAAGAACTGAGCTGACACAGTGAGAGCGCTGGCGTAGGCATTGAGCATAGCAAGCAAGGTTGAGTGTTCAAAAGAATCTGTACCGACATTAAACACAAAACTAACCAGTGCTGAAAATTGATTATCGTTGATCGGTACAGTTACCAATTGATTGACCGCATCCTCCGCATCTTTCAAATCAGCTCTAAGCAGTGCTTCCGCCTCAGCTTCAGTGATGACAGCGCCTAGTTCTGCTGTTTTGGTGTGTCCGTACCCGATCGTCGCAATTCCGGCCGGACAGAGATATGCTTCAAGCTTGCAGCCTTCAAATTGCTTGATAAGGTCTAAGCCGTCTTGGTTGATTTTCATGGTGGCAACCAATGTGTAATAAATACTTAGATTTTATCATGCGAGTAAAATAATAACTAACAAATTGGTGGTACGCCGTTTAAAATTTGGCCCCCTTAAATAGCGGGGTTGCAGACTCTAGGTAACAAAATAGACCCGCTAGATTAGCCCGATCAACGCTACAATATAGTCGGCAGATAAGCGACAGAACCGACCGAAAACAGAACCCGCAGATTGAAAGACTGCGGGTTTTGTTTGTCTGGATGGGCGATTGGTGTTTGGATCATGTGGTGCGATCACCCGATTGCTCCTTCCGCTCCAAATCCTGGCAATCGTGATCGGAGCGCCACTACTCACATCCATACCCAAACTTTTCTCGCAACTGCACCGTATTCTTCAACACATATAGAATCTCGTCTGAGCTGAGAAACTGTTTGTACTTTGCAATGATTGCAGGCTCGATCGCCCGATCAATACCCTCATGCCACGGCAACCCCAAGCTTAACCTTTGGCTTTCCCCTTGGTAATTGCGAAGCATCTCCACGTCATAATCTAACCCAATAAAATGACAGCATTGAGACAGTAACCAGGTTTTGTCTCGCAGCAAGTTTTCATATTTCGTTACTAAATGCTGGGGTTTATTAGCGCAACTGTAGCTAATCAAGGCAGAACTATTCCATCGGGATACGCAAAAATCTAAACTCCACTCACCACCCCAGAGAATATTGTTTAGCGGATCTCTCGTAGCTTTCCGCATTGATGCGACCACGTCCAGCGGATGCCGGATAATGTGGATGAATTTTGCTTCAGGTAGGTAGTCTGCGATCGACTCCAAAAAATAAATGTGTTCTGGCGTTTTTTCCAGCCAGACATTGTTTCCCTCTTCTGTTGCTAGTTTGTCGAGAACGCTAATAAACCAGTTGATGCGATCGGTGGTGGATTGGCGCTGGTAGACTTCTACCTCGTTATAAAGGTCGGGGCGACGGATTTCGTTGGTAAAGAATTCGCGCAAACGGTTTGGCAACTTGCGAGATAGCCTGTCAGTCCATAAGTGGTGGAAAAACTTTGTTTCTGGAAACGAGGTGATGTTAGGATGCGCCGCTAGCAGGCTTTGTAAGATGGTGGTTCCGCTGCGGGGTGCGCCGACGAGAAATATGCGTTTCATTTAGGGGTTCAAATAAATTGTAAAGGACGGCGCGTTTGGGGTTCGTCTGCTGTCCTTTACAATTTTAGTCTCAGAGAACCTGTTAAATTGTATTATACAACTTTTGCATTGTACTTAAGCTTATGAATAAACCATTAGAAACCGGAAGTGCACCAAAAAAAGCCAACCAGCCCAAAGCTGAAAAACCTGCACCTAAAGTCTCGATCGTCATTCCAGTCTACAACCGTGAAAAATATTTGGGAATCGCCGTCCGAAGCGTGTTAGACCAAACTTTTACTGACCTTGAATTAATCATTGTTGATGATGGATCGACGGATGGCTCCCTGACTATTGCAGAGCAATTTGCCAAAGAGGACGATCGGGTGCGGGTGTTGTCAAATCCTATTAATAAGGGGGCTGCTCATGCGCTCAAGAAAGGGTTTGAGGCAGCACGGGGAGAATACGTAGGACAGGTTGATTCTGATGATCGATTAGAAATGCGGGCGGTTGAACTGACGACAAAGGTGTTGAACGAGGACAGTCTTTGTGGGATGGTTTACACGAACTATGTAGACATTGATAACAATGGACGCAAATTTCGACCAGGTAGGCGATGCTCAATTCCTTATTCTAGGGAAAAGCTTTTAACTAATTTTATGACTTTTCATTTTCGATTGATTCGGACATCTGTTTACAAACAGGCAGGAGGGTTTGACGTTCAATTTAATCGCATTGAAGATTACGATTTATGTTTACGTATATCTGAAATTGCTAACATCCAAAAAATTAACGATTATTTGTATCAGCATAGAGTCCACTTAGACTCCTTGCAATCTAATATGGATGATCTGGAGAAAATGTCTCTTAACAAGAAAGTGATAAATCAAGCACTTAAAAGGCGTGGAATAGATAAAACCCATAAGCTTAAAGTCACTTTGAATTCTGTTTATTCTATAGAACAAGTAAAAACTTGGTAGCGTTTTAGTATCCATAGCCAGGTGTCGGAGTCGGAGTTGGAGTCGGGGTTGGAGTCGGAGTCGGGGTTGGAGTCGGAGTCGGAGTTGGAGTCGGGGTTGGAGTCGGAGTTGGAATTTCGGAGGGTGTTTGAACAAAAACTGGCAATGATTCTCCTTTACTTTTCCCTTTACACCAATAGTTGCTAGACGCTAGCGCAATTGTAAGGCTTTTAGTATTGTTAGGTGTAACCATATAAATAGGAAGGGATTTGACACTTGAAGAAACATTAACTGTTCCGGTTTCTTCAGCCAATTCTAACTCTACTATTTTGGCTATTGCTTTATTTGACTGAGGCAATACTCTAGTTTTTTCTGGTTCAGAAAAGGACAAGGCTTGACTTCCATAAAAAGTACGATTAACATCTGTAAAGCCATAGCAAATATATAAACTGTTTTCAATATACGAAGTTAAAGGTTTCAAGTATTTACATTCGTTGGAGTCCACGTAAAGTGCGCTTCTGACATCTTCAGAGGGTTTTATTAGTAGGTTTGCAAACCGAGCAAAAGACAATAGAACATCTTTTAAATATAAAATCTCTTTATTTAATTCAGATTGGTTTGAAGAAAAGTTGTATATATCGTTAGTTCCGGTGTAGTAGTACGCATTTAGCTTATAATTCAACGTCTCCGCCCAGACAGGAGAATAATAATTGAAATAACTTCCGTACAAAATTGAATTGTATGGAGGGGTAGAAATTACAGTTGTATTTGAATCTACTATAAATCGATACCCAAGTGAGGCATAATTATTTAATTCTGGAATTCCTGTAATTTCTGTGAACGTGGCGCTTTCTCCTGTTTCAGACAGATACATTAAATGTCTTATCTGTTGTGACGAGTAATCGTTAGTTGCTAATTGTTTAAGCGTTAGGGTTTTGTTTCCTTTATCGTTGACTATTAAAGGCTCATACAAATAACCAATTGCATTTTCAGCGGCATATAAAGCCGACCATCCAAAGTTTGCTTGTTGGTAATTAATGTCAAAAGTTTTAGTAGGAGTAACGCAAAACTCTCCCATGAGTCCCAACAAACCTGAATTTACAGCGCTGTAAGGCTCCAAAGATGTAGGAGTACGGTAAGAATAAAATGTATTTATATTTTTAGTGTTTACAGTTTTGGTTTTGAAATACCAGCTAGAAGAAATATCTACTCCAAACAACATACTCGGAGGCTCAATAGTTCCGTTGTTATTTCGCGAAATCAAAGAAAGATTTGTTTCAAAGTCGGTCAGTATTGGAGCGTAAGTATCGCTAGGTTTTATTAAATGATGACGCACAGCATTGCCATAGTAAGAATAGCCGTCATACATTCCAGCTCTATGTAGTGCTAGGTTTAAAAAATTGTTTCGACTACCAGACGGTACGTATTGTCCTGTATTTCCAAAAATATTGTCGCTCCATCCGTTGTACCAATTGTAGCTTCTTGGCCAGTACCCCCTAACAAGTCCTGAAAAAGCATCTATTGAGTTTACGCCTATTTGACTGCCACCTGAGTAGAAAAAACCTCCCCCGCAATACCGCCAAAAATAAGGATGGCATGAATTTGCGTTAAATTCAGTTTGTTCGATAACTCCGTTCTCTATTGCAAAAAGAATTGCAGCGGGCGTCTCTAAGGGGACAGCAAATTCTAAAATGTTTAATGGATGACACCAAAAATGTATTTTTTTAACAGGAAAGAGCCTTCCTATTACTATATAATCTTCTTGTTTTTCCCCAGTATTTACAACAAACGCATCAGCTAGTCTGTATCCGTCGGGGACGGTGTATATTTTTTTAACAGGCCATGTCCCACCAATCCAAAGTTCCTTCCATAATCGCTCAACAGTAAACTCGTCGTATTCCACAAAAGGAGATATTTCTGAATTAACATAAAATAATATTTTGATATTTTCTTTATTCATTTTAGGTTTTTGTTCTGCTTGAGGTTTTGGTAGGATAATGTCTCTACCTTTCGGCTTGACATCGATTGCAGCTTGTCCGTTTGGCGCAAAAAATGATCGCACTTTTTGCCCGTTTTTCACATTCCCATTACTCAAGCTTTGTCCTAGCAAACTTTTCCCATCATCACTTTCAACATTAAACGCACCTGCTTCAGCGTTAAACGTTCCAACGTTATAGCTAGGATTAAGTTTTAGTGACTCAAGAGGATTTACGGGCGTCCGCTCCCGACGCTTTGCAGCCGCGCATTTCAATCGCTCGATCACAGCCCGACGTGGGTCTGCCTTTTCCCGCGCTTCGATTGCCCACTCATTCGCTTCTTGAATCGACAATGGTTCATCTGTCTTGATCGCCGGATTGCCGTTAACGTCATTAATGTCTGGCATATTAAGCGGGGATAAAATCAGCCGTACCTTGAGCCAGCAAAGCTTTCTGTCCTACTCCAAGCCTGCCGTTCGAGAGGATTTGACCTTGTGGAACTTGCACTGACTGGGTGCTGCTGGCAAACACGTAGCGCCCTGCTTCGGCGTCGAATTGTTGGAACTTTCCAATTTCCGCTGCGGGGGTTAGGCGATCCGCTGACGAGGTGCCTGCTTGGACGAGCGCGTTTTGGATTTGACTAGGTGATTGCGATTGTCCGTAGCGTCGCATTGCGGCCCGAACTTTTAATCGGTAAGGAGTCATAAATATTTTAATAAACTTCGAGAATCAGCCAGTCATTTAAACTTGTTTGAACCCAATCTGTAGATGTAATTTGCAGCCACTTCTTAAGTTGAGCAAATGCCAGTGTCGGCTCTTTGGCTACAACAGTTGTAATTCTTGGCTCCCCGACTATTACTCCTGTAACGGCGACTGCTGCTCCGTTTTGAGTTGCAGACAATTGAATTTGCTGGATACCATCAACAGTTTGTACCGTTGTCACCCAGTAGCGATCGGGTTCAATACCGGGGATAATTCCGCCGATCGCGCCTACCTCAACTCGATCACCAACTTGAAAACCAATTCCTTCATCAACAATCCTAACACCAGTTTCTAGCCAATTACCTAATGCGCGACTGACTAAGGAATTGGCAGTGTTACCTATCCACCACAAATCCCCAAGAATTAGATTGGCATCCGGTTCACACGAATAATTAATACCAGTTAGCAGGTAAGTCAGCGCATTGTCGTCTGGCTCAATTACCTGTACCGCTACAACCGGGCGATATAAACTAGACATCCACCAATCGCCAATCTCAACGGTCAATTCGTAGGCTTTGCTCTTCCCTTGCCGATAAAAGTAGAGGATATCAGCAATCTGCGACAGGATTGGTTGGCTCGGAACTTTACCAATGCTGACAACTTCTTTCGGTGGCATTTGCCCAGAACAGTCAAAGTCAAAACCCCAGTATTTCTTGACCTTAACTTCTTCCTCCTCCCAATCGTCCGCAGCCTCTCCGTCCTCTCCGGCGGACGAATAGGCTGGCAGATATTCGGTGGCCGGTGCATTCGCAAGTCCAACGCGGGATAACTCAACTTTGTCGCCGTCCTTTTCGGTCATCAAACTCATTCGCGTCCCGTGCTTGACCTGAAAAGTATTGATATCCCTAGCGGAATAACTAACAGTGCTAGACCCTTCAACATCTCCAGTTCGGGTATAGGTGGGGATGCTGGTAATCTCAGTCACGCCCGCCGATGCTTTGTCCTCCCACAGCTTTTCGTCTAGCGCTTCGAGTTCTGTCGAGTAGCGCTCCTGATACGTGGTTTTGGCGGTGGCCCTGTGCATCTCGTTATTGCCCCAGCGCATCCACTCTTCGGTTACTTGCTTGCTGGGTGCGAGTGTGCCGACAAAGGGCCAATAATTTGTGAGGATTTTCGAGACATATTCCTGAGTTACGGCAGTTTTTGCCGTCTGCACTCCTTTGGAATCGTAGCTGTAGTTTGTGCGGGTTCGACTGCTGAGAATTTGCGTAGTGTTTAGCAGCCACTTATCAGCAGGCCAGGTCTGACCGCCGATCACGTCAAACCCCAGCGGCATAGAAAAGTTGACATCAGAATAAGTGCCAAAAAAACCCGCCAACACCTTACAAACTGGCTCTTTTATCTCCTCCTCTTCGTAGTCTAACCGTCCGTTGTTTGCGGGAATTGGGCTGAAATACTGGGTAAAAGTGCTGCGGAAACTTTCCACAAATATCTCGCGATCAACTTTAGTATTCGGTACGACAAGCCCCCGACGCTCTACCCGAATTGTGGTAACAATTTTCTGATTTGCTTGGATTCTCTCAGTTGTTGTGGTTGTTGAAAGCAGTATCTCAAGACTTGGATCGCCGTTGAAATTGATAATTGTTTCGGGCCCAAAGTCTTGTGTTATCGAGGTTTTTTCTTTACTGCCGTCCGGGTTGGTTGTCTCGGTTGCATCTTCGGGTTTGTCAGTGTTTTTCTTGTCAAGATTGCCGGTGACAACTAGCTCTTTGATTGAGTCCAATCCACTGTCTAGCGGCGTATATTCCACCTCGTCTTTGCCGATAACTACAACCAGGGCTGTGGGGTTGTTGTTGATGTTAATCGGTGTAATCCTGACAGTATCTTTGTCCGCCCAAATATAACTCGGCGGAGAAGCTTTGAAACATAACTCGCCTGCCTGCTGAATTAACGAACCGCTGAAGCTGATCGGGCCCCGGATGCGCCCCCCAACACTGCCCCGAATCGTAACAACCCCGGCGCGTCCCAGTAGGAATGTGACAACTGATTGGATGTCATAAAATTTTGACTTCTGAAAAGCCCTGAAGATTGGGGGTAGTGTTAAGTCACCCGTCGGCGCGGGCGCGGGGCTGGGAGATGGTGATGGCGAAGACGATGAACTACTCGAGAACGCAACACCGGGCGAAGAGTAAGAAATGACAATCAGTGCTGTCTCTTCTGTGTACCCGTCCTGCGGTTCCTGAACAGTAGACTCGGTTTCTTTGGGTATCTTGTTGTCTTCGCGGAAGTCGTCGATCGAGCGATTCTTTAACAACGACAGCAAGCAGCCAACCTGCAAGGTCAACCGTCCCTCAAGACTGTAGAATGATCGGATCAGGTACATCACGCCGCGAGGGTGCAGTCGATAAACGCTGTCGCTGCCCAAAATGTGAACTTCTATCCTTTTGCCCCAACACCACCAGCGATTTAGCCTGTCGTTAAGCGATTGCGGGTTCGAGTGATGGTTATCAATCTCGATCGTACCTGTTGCCAGAATTGTACCGCTGGTGTCGAGTTCATTCTCGTCGCAGACATAGCGAACGAAGCCGGGGAATTCTAGTCCGGCGACAATCAGCTTATTTGGTCTGGCAAAGGCGTTTACTGTCATTAATTTTATTAAAAATTATCTAAAGCCAGCCATTGATCCGGGTGGAAATATTGAGTTATCAAGTAGGGCTGCTAGTACGTTCGGGTAATAAGTAATACTCACAATCGACTCGTCAGTTTGGGGGCTACTGTTAAACCATAAAATCTGTTGCCAGCCTGTCGTTGCTGAGTAGATAAGGGTTGACCAATAATTGGGATCGCTGCATACCTTATCCCCGTGCTGGCACTGCATATACTCGCAGCCCTTAACACCCTCGGCTATGAATTTTGCCCACCATCTTAACCCGGTTAATATTTTTGCCATAAGAGATTTCTATGTAGTGAGTTTTTCCAACTCATTCATTATAAAGCTTAACTGCACCCAATCGCCCAGTGGTTGTTCCTCGATCGAACTCAAGTCGATCGCCACCAAAAACTTAGCAAAATATTCAATATCCCCAATCATACCCACCGTTTCAAACGGATCAGCTTTCGGGCGTGATATTGACGGTTCAATTATACTTAAAAACACATCACTAAGAGTTAATTTATAAGCATCAAACGGCGGGGCAAATATTTTAGTGTCTGCTAGTTTAGTAACTAATAGAAACTGGCTGCGAGTTGCCCAGTCCACCAGCGCCGTTACCGTCCACAGGTGCTTCGGCTCGTGCGGTGTGCGCTTGACAATGGCGTTACCACTGAACGCATAATCAATCTTTGCCCCGTGCAACACCTTTCTTGAATAGCTAGTAAATTGATTTAGTTTAACTGATTTGCCATCAATATCTAGTTGCAAATATGGATAATCTTCAATCGTTGGGTAAGGCATTAGCGCCTCCTAGTTAGGGCGTTTAGGATTTCTCCGCATTCAGCAACAGGGTTCTGAGAAACTACGGTTAGATTTCCTGTAGGTAGGTTTTTCAGTATTCCCTTTATTTCTTCCATTGATTTATAGATTGAGTCTAGCGTAACAGGGTCTTTAATCTCTTTCAGCGCGGCTTCTGCCTTCGCTACGTTTGACGCCAACTCTGCCAAAGTGGGGGGTAAATTCAGGGGAACAGTTCGCCCTGTGACCTGGTTTTTGAGAACGCCAGATTTTAAGTCGGCTCGGATTTGGGCCGCAAAATCTCTAGCCGACGCTGCTGCCTCCAGTCCTTGTCGCGTCGCTTCAGTAGGGTCAACGTTGACTGGTTGATTTTGACGAGCAAGCGCTGCTGACAGCGCCGATCGCGCCTGCTCAATTTTTGCCTTGGCTGCTTCTCGTTGAGCCGTTGCATCCATCGGTTGAACTTGGGCAACCGGAGCGTTGATGTCGGCAAGTGTCTGGGATAACCAATCAGCAGGTTTTTGGGCTTCTGCAACGGTTCCAGTTAAGTAAACATTCTGAGCACTTATCTGCATATTAGCTAACTGTTGCGCGGTGTCTGGTGTTTTACCTGTTACCAACGGGTCAGTCTTGAGTGCGTCCGGTGCGATCGGCGCTAAGTCAGGAGGGACTGACGCGGCGAAGAAATTGTCGGCGGTTTCTTGGAATGGGTTTTTAGCGTTCTCAAACCACGGGCCCTCAGCCTGATCCATCCAAGTGATACCGCCACTGGTATTAATTGGCTTCTTCTCTAACTCCTTAGTTTTTTCCAGCGCTTTGTTATTGGCTTCATGCGCCTGTCGCATTTTCTCAAGCTGATTCGTCTGGCGCAATTTCTCCCGCGCCGACAGTTGCTCGACTCCTAGCTTCTGACGTTCAAGTTGTGCAATTTGACCCTCGGCTGTTCGCATTTGTCCGACTTGGCTCAAAGCATCTTGTCGAAGTTTATAGACAGCCTCTAATGCTGAGATTTGCTGAGCAGAACTATTGTCCGCTTTAGCTTTGGCAATGTTTGCCTCGGCTTCAAACGTGGCAATCTTAGCCTGAATTTCCTGCCTGTCAAGTTCTATCTGCTTTTGCTTTTGGCTAATTTCAAATGACTGTTGCTGCGCTTGTTGCGATCGGTCAAGCGCTGCTAATTGCTGCTGATAGAGTTGAGTTTTTAGACTTTCTTTCTGTGCGGTGTTGCCCGTGATTTCCGCTTGAGATAATAGAAACTCCAGCCGCTGCTGTTCCAAT